GGGAGGAGAGTCCCCCTTTCTATAATGGGGCCGTTTACTGTTCACTTTTTAACCAAGGATTTTTCATGTCTTCTGCACCTCACATTGATGACTTTCCCACTTTGTGGGGTCACCTGGGCAAGGCCCGCACCGACCGTATTCGCAACCACCAGACGGACAAGATCCGCATTGGCGGACCACGTACGCGCTGGGTTAACAACCCGCACCACTTCTTCTTCGGCACCTTGGTTTCACACGCAAGCAACAGCAAGGTCGATGATATCCTGACCGGCATCTGTGCCGTAGACGATAGCCATGACAAGGTGCGCCTCTCAGCTACCCGCTTGTTCACATTGCTCTCTTGCAATCGCCGTATCAGCACCGATCTGATCAAGGTTGTGATGAAGCTGGAGGAGCGCCAGGCACGACGCTACATGGCTGCAGCCAAGCTGGCCACTGCGCTGATCACCCGCCACAACGTCGCAGACACCTGGGAGATTGCCGGGGACTTCGACAATGCCTGGGCTATCGAGCTTGAGGCAAAAGAAACCCCGGCCGAGTACAGCCATCTGGCTCGCCGGTCACCAACTCTGCCCGAGATCCGGGCAGGTCAATGAAACCAGGAGACGCAATGGAACTTCGAGCTATATTAGACGCCAACGGCAACCTTTTGCATGTAGGCAAGCAATACACCTACTCTACCGATGGTCAACTAATTCCCTTTGAACTTGGCTCCGCCGACTACAGCGCAGACCCTCTGGCAGACCAAGCCAAAGCCTACCCGGCCTACTGGCGAGAAATCCCCAGCAACTGGGAATACTTGGACACCTACCGGGTGGGCAAGCTGTTCCCGCTCGCGGATGACCGACTGATCCACGCCCGCAAGAAATTGCTGGTACCTGGCATCCGCACCGGCGGAAAGTCCGTGTTCAAGGATGTCAAAGAAGCGCGGGACACCCTGACGCAGTGGATGATCGACAACCCGGAGAAGTAAGCCATGAAACTCACCAACAACACTGGCTTGTCGCTTTTTGCCCAGGTTTACCTGGCGCATGAGACGTATGACCGGGAAGAGGCCGGCTTGTCGGTCACTACCCTGCTGAAACCAGTGAAGCAGATCATCCTCGCCCGGCGTGTGCCGGAAGGTATGGCTGTGGGGGATGTCTCCGACCTGATTGCTAGCAGCAACGGCACCGCCATCCATGATGCCTTCGAGGCTGCGTGGAAGTCACCAAAGCTGGCGGAAACGCTCATGCGCCTGGGCCACCCGGCCGGTATTGCCAAAAAGGTCAAGGTCAACCCGACCCAGGAAGAAGTCGCCGCCGGCGGCATCATTCCCGTGTACACGGAGATCCGCAGCAGCAAAGTCGTGCTGGGCGTCACCGTGACAGGCAAATTCGACTTCATCGGCGACGGTGCGGTCGAGGACCTGAAAAACACGTCCGTCTGGAAGTTCATGAACGCAGACTTCGAAAACTATATCCTCCAGGGCAGCATGTATCGCTGGTTGAACCCGGAGAAGGTGACGAAGGACTACATGAACCTCACGTTCCAATTCACCGACTGGAATGCCCGGGATCGCAACATGTCCCCGGACAAATATCCACCAGCGCGTATGCACACCCGCAAGCTCAACCTGTTGGGCCTGGCAGAGACGGAAGCCTTCGTTGAAGCCAAGGTACAGCAGCTGATTGACTTCGAGCATGCGGATGAAGACCAAATGCCACCGTGCAGCGACAAGGACCTCTGGCGCAAGCCTGATTCCTACCGCTGGTTCTCCAAACCGGAGAAGGCCTACGAGCCCGGCGCACGATCCAGCAAAAACTTCACCGATAAGGCTGAAGCTGACCTCCACGTCGCCTCCAAGGGTGGCGCGTTAGTCACCAAGCGCGGCGGCGTAACGGCGTGCAAATACTGTGCAGGCTTCCTGGCTTGCAAGCAAAAAGACTTGCTGATCGCCTGTGGCGATCTGGAACTGTAATCGTCCTGGAGGACTTCAATGATTCCGTTCGAAGAAATGGAATATCACCCGGACGTGGAGGAGGTGGTGCGCGTTCTGTGCGAAAAGACACAGAGTTCGAACCACCTGTTCTTCCGCGTCTTGACGACGTTCCATATGTGCATGATTGCAGCGCAAATGCGCGTTCGCATTCGTACGCATGATCGTGGTGACATTCCTGTCAACATGTACGCCCTGAACCTGGCCACCTCTGGTGCCGGCAAGGGGTTCTCCACCAACATCCTGGAAAAGGAAATCACCAACCGCTTCCGTGAAAGCTTCTTGGAGCAGTTCCCCTTCACCGCGGAACCTAACCTGGAAAAGCTGGCGCTGAAGCGTTGTGCCCGTGACAACACGGACTACGACTTCGAGCTGGACAAAATCAAGAAAGAGTTCGCCTCCCTTGGCCCGTTGGTTTACAGCTTCGATTCTGGTACGCCGGCAGCCGTCAAACAGATGCGCCACAAGCTTCTGTTGGCAGATGCTGGCTCGGTCAACCTGATCATCGACGAAATTGGTTCGAACCTCACCGCCAGCGGCGAAGTGCTGACCACCTTCCTCGAACTGTTCGACATGGGCGGCATTCGCCAGAAGATCACCAAGGTCACCGGTGAAAACATCCGTCACGAGGAAATCCACGGCAACACGCCAACGAACCTCATGATGTTCGGTACTCCGTCTAAATTGCTTGACGGCGGCAAGACCGAAGAGGAACTGATGAGCCTGCTGGACACCGGCTATGCCCGGCGCTGCTTCTTCAGTTACGGCAAAGAGAGCACCCGCGATCTGAGCCTGACTGCAGAGCAAGTCTACGAGCGCATGACCAACAAGGCATCCTCGACGTTCATCGACGACTTCAGCGAGCGCCTGGGCTACCTGGCCGACGGCCACAACATGAACACTGTGCTGTCCATGTCGAAGGAAGTCAGCCTGATCCTGATCCAGTACAAGATCGACTGTGAGCGGCTCGCTGCAGGGCTCCCTGAGCACGAAGAGCAGCGCAAGGCAGAGATCTCCCACCGCTACTTCAAAGCGCTGAAAGCGGCCGGTGCGTACGCCTTTATCGACGGCTCCCCGGAGCTGACCGAAAAGCACCTCTACCACGCGATCAAGTTGGCTGAAGACAGCGGTAAGGCCTTCGAGCTGTTGCTGTCCCGGGAACGCCCATACGTCAAGCTGGCGCGCTACATCGCCAACTGCGGTACCGAAGTCACCGAACCGGACTTGATGCAGGATTTGCCCTATTACAAGGGCAGCCAGGCAGCACGCGCCGACATGGTGAAGATGGCCATCGCCTGGGGCTACAAGAACAACGTCATCATCAAGAAAGCTTTCACCGATGGCATTGAGTTCCTGCGGGGGGAAACCTTGCGGCCTACCGACCTCACCAAGCTCACTGTGAGCTATGTGATGGGCGGACCGGGCGAACACCCGGCTCATGGTTACAAGAACCAGCAGGCCCCTTGGACGCAGCTGGAGCGCCTGGTAACCAAAGACGGTATGCACTGGCTCAACCACCATGTGAACGGCGGCCACCGGACGGAGGATACCTGTCTTCCTGGCTTCAACATGATCGTGCTGGACATCGACGGGTCGATGAACCTGGCCACGGCCAAGATGCTGATGAAAGACTACGCAGCCATCTTCTACACGACCAAGCGCCACACCGACGACGAAAACCGTTTCCGTATCATCCTGCCAACCAATTACGAGTTGCGCATGGATGCCAAGGAATACAAGGAATTCATGAAGAACGTGCTGGAATCACTGCCGTTCGAAGTGGATGAGTCGTGCACCCACCGAAGCAAGAAATGGATGTCGAATGACGGTCATTTCGAGCAGACCGAGGGTGAACTGTTCGATGTGTTGCCGTTCATCCCGAAAACCAGCAAGAACGAAGAGCGCGTCCAGCGACTGGGTTCCCAGCAGCAGATGGACAACCTCGAACGCTGGATCATCAACAACACCGGCGATGGCAACCGCAACGTCATGCTTCACCGCTACGCGCGTCTGTTGATCGAAGCCGGCAAGAACTGGGGCGAGATCAAGGACCTGGTTTGCAGCCTCAACGATAAGTTGGCGGACAAGCTCACCGAAGCCGAGATCCTAGGCTCTATCATGACCACTGTCGGCAAAGAACTGTCGGCGCGTCCTTAATAATTCACAGGGCCCCCTCCGGGGGCTTTTGTGATTTTCATCTGGAGAATTTCCATGAATGACCATTTGGCGCTCATCTGCGGCAAATCGGGCAGCGGCAAGTCTGCTTCCCTGCGTAACTTGCGCAATCCTGAGCGTGTGCTCTACCTGAACTGCGAATCCGGCAAACGTCTTCCGTTCCCGGCCAAGTTCGTGCAGAAAACCGTGACCAATCCAAACCAAGTGAAGGAAGCCTTCGCCTGGGCTGAAAAGCAGGAACACATCGACGTTATCATCGTCGACACCCTGACTTTCTGGCTGGACATGTACATCAGCCAGTACGTGCGCAACGCTGCCGACGGCCGTGCTGCCTGGGGCAACTTCGCTGAGTTCTTCCGTACCACCATGCAAGTCGATGTGGCCAAGTCCACCAAGAAGGTCATCTTCCTGGCTCACGTCCTCGACGTGTACAACGAGACCGCCATGGTCATGGAAACCGCTATCCCGGTTGCCGGCTCGCTGAAGAACCAGGGTATCGAAGCCTTCTTCTCCATGGTGCTCATGTGCCAGAAGGTCAAGATCGACGACCTGAAGGACGAGAACGCACTGTTGAAGATCACCGACCGCGAGCGGACCACCGGCTTCAAGCACGTGTTCCAAACCATGGTGACCAAGGAAACGGTGAACACTCGTATCCGCGGCCCAATGATGATGTGGGGCGACAACGAAACCTACATCGACAACGACATTCAGCTGGTCATCGACCGGCTCGACGAGTACTACGGCCAAGCGGCCTAAACTCAATCAGTGGCCACCTCCGGTGGCTTCTGTGATTTGTTTTTCCTTCCCAAATTCGGAGCAATACCATGAACCCATTTGCTGACCTGGCTTCCTCGGCCCAAGACAACATCGAACAAGAAAGCGACCGCCTGGGCGGCGGCTTCCTCTGGCCCACCGGCGCTTACGAAGTCACCATCCTGGCCGCTTACCTGACCGTTGCCCAATCGGGGGCCAAGGCCATGAACTTCGAAGTTCAAGACGTCAACGGCAAGAAGCTGAAGTTCACCGAGTACGTCACCGGCAAGAACGGAAAGCCGTACTACGAGCGCGACGGTAAGAAGACCTTCCTGAAAGGCTTCAACATCGTCAACGCAATCTCGCTGTTCACTACCAAGCTGGAGATCTTCTCGCCGGACCAAAAGTTCGAGACCAAGATCGTCAAGCTGCGCAACAAAGACACCCGCACCGAAGTGCCTACCGAAGTGCCAATGGCCGTTGGCATGCTGGGCCAGAAGATCATCCTGGGCGTCCAGCTGTCCGAGGTTCACAAGACCCGCAAGGTCAGCGTGAACGGCAAGGACGAATACCAACCGGTGCACAAGCCAGGCGAGCCGACCGTTCCAGACACCCGCCAAGAAAACGAGATCGACAAGATCTTCTTCATCGACAACAAGTGCACCATCGCCGAACTGCGCGACGCCAAGATGAAGCAGAAGTCGCCGGAAGCCCTGTTCTACCCTGAATGGGTCAAGGACAAGACCGGTAAGGTCATCAGCAAGCTGAAGAAAGATGCCAAGCTGATCGCCCCTGCCGGCGAGGGTGCTGGCCCTGCCGGTACCCCGACCGACGCCGCCGGCGAAGAAGTCGACTCGCTGTTCGGTTAATCCACCCCGGGGCAGGCAACTGCCCCACAATTGGAGCAATCCATGTCTACACCTGCTGAGCAACAACTGGAAAGCGTGATCCAGGCCAAAGGCTTGAACACTGCTCCGCGTGTCACCCCTGCGATGGTTGATGCCATGGTCAAAGACCAGGCGCTGATCAAAATCGACGATGTTGGCATGTTCTGCGTCATCAACCTGCACAACGGCCTGAAGGTCGTAGGCAAGAACCTCGGTGCCGTCTCCCCGGAGAACTACAACGAGGACATCGCCAAGCAGAAGGCCTACGAAGACGCCCGCAACCAACTGTGGCCGCTGGCCGGCTTCATGCTGGCTGAAGACATCCACCGTGGTAATCGCCCGCTGACCGAAGCTCAACGCGAGCTACCGGACCATATTCAGCGTGTGCTGACTGAAATGTACCAGGTTGGCAGCCGACTGCTCGGTTTGTCGGAATTCCTGGCCAAGCTCGATGCGGGCGTGGAAGGTATGCCGGATCTGACCGATACTGAGCTGACCGACCTACGCGAGCAGCATGGTGTCATGAAGTCCTACGTTGCGATCCTGCAACGCCGGCTTGAACGCGCAGGCGTGTAATGGCCAGCCTCAGTGTAGCGGGCATGGACCCGTCCTCTCGCAACTGGGGCATTGCAGGTGGTACCGTCTGTACGGTGACCGGCAAGCTGACCATCAAATCCCTTCGGGTAGTGCGTAGCATCGAAACCAAGGGCAAGCAGGTACGCCAGAGTTCCTCTGACCTGAGCATGGCAAAACAGCTGTATGAGGGAGTCCTCCCGTATATGAAGGCGCGTGTCATCTGCGCCGAGATACCGGTCGGTTCACAAAGCTCCCGTGCATCACTTTGCTCCGGCGTCTGCATTGGCATCCTGGGCAGTTTGCGCAACACCTCGCAATTCATTGAAGTATCGCCCACAGAGCTGAAAGTAGCTTCGCACGGCAGCAAGACTGCCACGAAGAAACAGATGATCGCCTGGGCAATGAAAGCCCACCCAGAAGCCCCGTGGCCTCGCAAGAGCAATGGCGAAGTCCTCCTGGGTGACGCGGAACACATGGCTGACGCCGTGGCCGCTATCTATGCTGGTTTGGCTACAGACCAGTACAAACAACTCGTTCAATTCCTACAAGGTAACGAAGCATGAAACTGACTCTCTCCCACAAAGACCTGGAACTGGCCCTGATCGAATCGCTGCGCGCCAAAGGTATGTCCGCCTTCGAACCAGGCAAGGCCGCCGTCGATTTCTCGTTCAAGCGCGGCACCAAAGAGCTGATCTGCGAGCTGGACACCGAAGGCAAGCCAGCCGCTCCTAAAGCCCCTGCGGCCGCCGAGCATAAGCCGGCTACTGTCCCGGCTGCCAGCGAGCCGGTTGCTCCGGCAGCCAAGCCAGAAGTTGCTGCTGAGTCGGCCACCGAAGCGCCAGCCGAGGCCCCTACTGAACAGCCTGCCGAACATCCGGTTGAATCCCCTGCCGCCACTGTCACCGGTGAAGAAGAAAACCTGTTCGGTTAATCGTGCCTGCCCCGGGAAACCGGGGCTGTTTGCGAGGTAAGCCATGAAGCTGCATTGGCATTTGCTCTCGTTCTCGGTACCTGAAGCGGGCCGTTATGACCCCTTCAGCTTGTTCGTGAGCACGAAGCATCCAGGGATCACCATCCCGCAAATTAACGCTGCCCGCGACAATGGCAACGTTCCTTCTACGGCCGTACTGCAGACCATATCTTCACTGGGCAAATGGACCCAGGAAGAGTTTGCTGGCCAACAAGAAACCAAGGAATAAAACATGCTGGGTAAACTCGCTGGACGTCTCTTCCGCGGCGCCAAGAAAGTGGAAAACCGCGACCTGATGGAAGCCATCGTTGGTGGTGGTTTGCTGGTTGCAGCCGCCGATGGCGAGATCGAAAAAGACGAGCTGACCAAGCTCGAAAAATTGATCTCGGGCAACGAAAACCTGAAGCACTTCGGCGCCGAAATCGGCAAAACCATCCGCCGCTTCTCCGACCTGCTGGACGGCGATTGGCTGGTAGGTCGCTCGAAGATCCTGCGCGAACTGCGCGACATCCAGGGCAACGACGAACACGTCGAAGACGTGGTGCTGAACATCCTGGCCATCGCCAAAGCCGACGGCGAAATCGAGCCGGAAGAGCGCAAGGTGATCGAAGAAGTTGCGCGTGAGCTGGGCTACCGCCTGAGCGAAGAACACTTCGAAATCCGCAAGGGCGCCTAACATGCGCTGGCTTAAAGCTGGCGCCTGGCTTGCTGTACCAGTGATCTTCGTCTGGGTCGTGCTTACCCTGATCGGCACCGCACGGTGTGCGATCTACGGTAGCTCCACCGAGCGCGAAACCCGGTACAGTGGCTTCGTGGGCTGCATGGTTAAAACCAACCATGGTTGGGTACCGCGCAGCGAACTGCGTAGCTCTGCAGAGTGATAGGGTATTAGTTGCCCGGGAGTCACGGAGAGCCCCGATGTAGCGCAGGCAACACCTATCAACCGGTTTACCCGTTCCGGCCAAAAACGGGTCTTTATGGGGATGTAGCTCAGCTGGCAGAGCAGAGAACTTCTAAATCTTGTGTCCCGGGTTCGATCCCCGGCATCTCCACCACAAACTACAGCCGAGGGCTGTTTCCCTTAAAAATGCACAATCCCGTAACCGGAACGGAGCGAAAGTGCGAGGAAACAGTCCTCGGGTGCAGTTTGCACCATAACCCTATTCATTTATCACTATATGTGGTTCAGGCGTTCAGAAGCCCTGGAATAGGGGGCAAAGATACAATGCGTTTACGCGGTAAGTAAGCCGCACCAATAGTCGATTCACCATTCGCGATCACGTAAGTAAACGTGCGCCAAGCTGACGCATTTCGCGAAAAACATCTGAATGAGAAACAAAATATTCATCTACGACTGCGAGTAAGCGGTCTCCGTAAAACATGCGAAGATTCAAAAAGGGCGCTGACAAATCGCCCGATCAAGAAGCCGAAAGAGTAATTTCGCAACAGAAGACAGTTGTGCGTCTTCTGCGCAGCCGGAAACCGTGTGAAGTGGCGCTTCACCCAGAAAACTCTTTAGCAAGCTGACCGTAAGGAGGTTTGCGGTATGGAGGGTGTTCTGGAACTGCAGTTGGTCCACCGAAAGGGCAGGGCCGTGGGAAGCTGAGGATCAGCTGCAGTTCCTGTACACCCACCAACGAAAGGAGCTTTTATGTCCCAAGATCGTCAAAAAATTGAGAACAATCACACTGTCGCCGCCAGCCTGCGTGAGTTGTCCCAAGCTGTTCTTAACCTGACTGCCGCAAACCAGTGTAAAGCTGCCGACAAAGTGGCCAACATCATTATTGCTCTGGTCGACAAAACTGAGCTGATCAATGAAGACCGCGAGTCCGTATCTCAGCAAGGCGACCATCAAGCGGAAGATCACGGCCCCGGTGACGCCACCTTGCTTGAGTCCATCTTCCGCAGCCTGGCCAGCACTGATCTGGCGGCTGAACTGAAAGAAAAGATCATCAGCCCCGGTGCACCAAGCTCCGCGTGCGACTGTGGGGTGTGCCAACCACAAACCCTGAAAAGCGCCTTGGAACAGGTAGAGGGCGGTGTCGATACCGGTGACCTGTATATCAACGACAAAGGCCAGGTATACATCAACGGCAATCTGGTGGGTTACGCGGTAATCCGTCGCTAATGCGCGGCATCCGCCTTCTGTTCGGCGTAATGCTGGGCATTGGGGCGGTGCTTGCCTTAATCACGACGTTCATTGCTGTAGGGTATGCATTGAAGATCATTGCTGCCCTTGCGGCAGTGCTTGGAGTGTTTGCCCTGGTGATCTTTCTGGTTTGGGCAGCTATCCGCGAATTCGTGATTGACCCATTGAAAAAGCCCCCTAAATAAGGGGGCTTTTTTGTTTTACAGCATCTTGATTGCCGGCAGCTCTTTGAGGGAGCCGATGAAACCAAGTGCACCATCTTGCATCGGGTTATTGCCGATCTTATTCAGCCAGTTCGAATCCATGACGGATTGCAGGCCGGAGAAGAAGTTGTCCGCAACACCGAGCATCAAACCGCGTGCTGGGTGTTCCCGTACCAGACGCATGATGACTTTCTGGATTCGGAGGTAGTACTTGGTGAACATCACTAGACCCATGTCGTTCAGGTACTGCAAAGTACGGTGCGACGGCAGGTCATAGTTCACGAAGCTTTCTTCCGCCAGTTTCAGTGCATCAGCGTGGCTCAGAGGGTCTTTTACCCGGGTAGTCGCATGCTGGTACAGCGCATAGCGAGCAACCAGGTCAGACAGCTGAGTTGTCTGACTCAGGAACTTGTACGTGGCGGTGTCGTGGGTCATGTAGACCTGCTTGCCGACAGTACGCACCCAAGCCGGTACCTGCGAGGTGAACCGGTCGAGCTTACGCTCGAACTGTGCCTTGTAGGTGTAACGGTCGTCATCAACCTCCACATCTTCCACGATGGTTGGCATCAAGCCAGCATCGATCAGCGGTTTGATCGGGTTACGCGCCAAACGATCCCGCAATTCCACCAATTCTTGCTCAGCCGGTGCACGGTCAGGGAAGTAGCCTATATCCAGCGCTTGTTGCAGCTGCATCGCACGCTTCGAGTCTTTGCGGTAATCCAGTGCGCCCTTGATAGCCACAGCATGGTACTGAGCTGCATCGCGCAGAGGAACACCTTCCCATGCCAGCAAAGTCATGTTCGACATGATGTTGCCTGCCAGTGTCAGCACGTTCTTGATCACGAGGATGTCTTTCATCTCTTTGACCAAGGCCTGCATGATGTCTTCAGCTTGCCCGACCCGCAGTGCGGCTTTCGCGCCGAACATTGCTTCAGTGATACCGGTCAGCACCTTTTCCATCAGGTTGCGGTCAGCTGGCAGCACCTGGAAGGCGTTGGTCAGGCTGAATTTGCGATAGCCCAGGATCAGGTCCAGTTGGTCGGCCGGCACGTACATCGCGTCGTCTTTCCACACTTTCTTGATCTCGCGCTTGGTGCTTTCCGGCAACAGGCGATACATCTCAGCAATCTGCGAATCAGCCGAGTCGGCAGACACACGCAGGTAAGAAGCTGGACGTTTGGTGTAGTCAGCCTTGTACTGATCGTACAGGGAGCGCACCACGTCAGCGTTCTGGTTTGCCGAGCTGACTTTATCCACGATCTGTCCGGCCAGGACTCCCATCACTTGATCCATCGAATTATCGCGGTCCAGCAGGACATCGCGGTTGTGTTCGATCATCAGGTGACGGTAGTCCGCAATTCGACCGTCAGGTGCCAGGGTGGGGGCCATGTGGCCACCAGTTGCCTTGCGTGGGTCGTAGTTCGCACCGCGGGTGAACAGTTCGTCGATTGCCTGGGCTTTCGCTTGGGCAATCTGCTGGCGCATGGCCACGGAAGTGGTCTGGGTGCCTTGCATCATGTTCAGCGCTTCAGTGACCGGGCTGGAACCTTTGGCTTGCATGCCGGTGAACGACAGGGCACCAGTCAGGATACCCATTTGGCCAGCACCACGGCGGGTCATCAGAACACGGTTACCGCCCTTCAGCGCCTTCACGTTTGGGTCCATCTGCAGGCGGGATCCTACGGTGAACCCAGCACGCACATGGGCTTCTACGTCCTTGGCTTCCACCAGCAAGACTTCGATCTTGTTGTCGTGGATCTCGGGCACGTAGCCGCTCTGTTGTAGGGCCTCGGTACCGTTGAACAGGTCATCGGTCGATTTCTCTTGCAGGCCCTTGTGGAGCTTCAAAAGGAAGTCAATACCGTTGCCGTCGTCCTGGCGGTTCATCTCGGTGCGCAGAACCTGCTTGGCGTGGTTCACGTCGGTGTCCGCGCTGTACTCGATACCGTAGACCGCCATCAGCTGATCCAGCACTGGCACCAGGTCCGCAGCCACAGCATTGGCCTGACCAGCTTTCTTGGTACCGTACATGGCCGCAATGTTGCGGGTGGACAGCATCAGGTTGGCCGAGGTCGAACCGCCCACAACCTTATGGTACGCCAGGTCTTTGGTCTGGCTGATCATGTACTGGCTGAAACCAGTGAGTGCAGCAACCTGGTTCTCCAGCTCAGTACGGTACGCGGCCATTGCCGAGCGATCTTCCATCAGGTCGCGCAGACCGGCCACACCTTTGGCTGCAACGATTGCCTGGGCGTTGGTGCGCAGGAGGACCTTGGTCATGGCATCGCGCTGCGGTTGGGTCAGGTCCTGGCCACCATTGTTGAAGGCAGCGTTCACAGCCGACACGGTGTTCTCAATGACAGCCTTGCGCTCCTGCTCGATGGCTTTGGCGCCCTTGAACAGTTCGGTAGCCAAGTTGCGGGAGTCGTAGTTGCCGCGCCATTCGGTCAGCAGGCCCATGGCCAAACCATGGCGATTACGTAGCGAAGCATCTCGCACCTTGGTCACATGGTCGAGCACGTCATCAAGGCGATCGCCGGCCAGGGTGGACAGGGCCACAGAGGCAGCGCGCGCACCCGGGATACGGGAGTTACGCAGCATCTTGGACTGACCCAGGGCGTCCAGCTTCTCGCGCACAGTACCAGCACCGCCGGTGATGTAGGCTTCAGCTTGGTCCATCAGGCCTAGGCGACGGTCTGCAACACGAGCCTTGCGCTTGGCTTCGATATCTACCAGCTGCTCCACCAGAGTGCTCAGCGCTACGTTGCCGGCCATGCCCGGGGTCACATGCGTGGCCAGGGATGCAAGGCGGGTCATCAAGCGGCGGAACAGTTCAGTGAGGCGGCTGGCCCACGGCAGCGACTTCAGCTCAACCTCTTGGTTTGCAGTCGAGAAACCAAGGACATGACGGACTTCGGCCGAGGCCAAGCCCAGCGCAGCAAAGCGAGCCAGGTGGTTCGACTTGCCAGCAACCGGGGCAGCCGGGCGGAAGATCAGGTCGTACTTGGCCTGGGCGATGTCTTTCTCTGCCTGGGTAGCGGTGCTCCACTCGCCTTGCAGGAAGTTGGCCGGTTTCAGGGTAGCTTTCGCCTCCTTGTACAGGTTCTCCAGGCCTTGGCGAATGAACACAGTTTCCTTGGCGTTCAGCGCATGGGTGACGGTCGCTTCAACCGATTCCAGTACGAAAGCTTCCTGCTGCGACAGGATGAACTGGCTGGCTACGGCATCCGAGCTGAATGGCAGTTTCCCGGTGGCCGAAGCCTTCAGGAACACATCCATTGGGGTAATTGCACGGTTGGCCGAGGCCTGCTCTTTGAATGCGCCGTACGGACCGTAGATAGGCTCGGTCACCGAGGTCAGCAGGTCTTTCAGGTAGGCAACGTGTGCACCGGAAGCTTTGGTGCCCGGGAGGTTACCCAGCTCTTCGAATACCTGCTCGGCGGTCATGGCGTTGACGTGATCGACGGCATCTTCGTACTTGTGGGTACGGGAAGCGCGGGCATCACGCACAGCAGCCGCTTCTTGGAACAGGGCAGCCGAATTGGCAACCAGGTTGGCCAGGCCGTTGTTGTTCGCTGGTTTGTTGTCACCGAACAGCATGGTGGTCAACTTGCCGATGAACGACTTCAGGCCGTCCAAGAACGAGCGGTTACGCTGTTCTACTTGGATTTGAGCCAGCACATCGCGCTGGAACGCCTGGTTCGTGAGGCCCCAAGCCAGAAGCTCATGGACGTTCGAGGTAGCGTTGCGGAACTGGGCCGACAGTGCACCGTTGTTGCCGATGTGCTCAGCAGCCTTGGCACGGATGGCTTCCAGGTCAGCAACAGCACGACCAATAGCAGTGTTCTTGCCTTCATGGGTATCCACCAGGTTGGCCAGGGCAGCGTGCACCAGTTCGTGGGTCAGCAGCTCCGGGGTGATCCCCGACTCTACGAACTCAGGCGATTTGATGAACAGTGCCGACGAACCGTTGCGCTGGGCGAACCAACCGCGGGACTTGTCCACACCTTCACCGAATGCACCCTCAGGGCCGGTCTCGGCGGTAACGTAGGTCACAGGCATGTTGCTTGGGATGCCTTTGCGGGCCATCTTCAGCACAGTGCGCTGGAACGGATCCTGGACGTACTCAACCAGCGCGTCGATCAGGTTGTGCGCGGACAGTTTGTTCTGGCTCAGCAGCTGGACGAGGTTCACATCGGACTGCACCACTGGTGCGCCGAGTTGGCCCCATACCGACACCTTGCCCACGGTGGCGGCACGAACAGCTTCAACCACTTCAGCAGCTTGGTTTTCCGGCAGGATTTGCACGGCATCGGCCAAGGTACGGTTACCCGAAACCATGGAGTCAATGACCTGCTCAACCTGTGGAGTTTGCTCCACGGAAGCCAGGGTGTTCAGCGAAGTGCTCGGGGCCAGGGTGGTTACCGAGTTGTTCGACAGAACAGCAGACTGGCCAGGCTGATATACAGCCGGATCTACAGCAGCAGCCACATCCAGTTGCTCGGCGATAGCTTCAGCGGCAGGGTTGAAGGTCGAACCAACTTCCTTCAGCTTGGTGACGGCAGCAGCACGGTCTTCCGGGGTAACCACGTAGGAACCCAGGTCGGTAGCGTATTGGCCAACGGCCTGCATCTCAGCCAGGATTTCCAGCTTGTCGGTGTCAGCTTGACGCGCAGTCTCGCGGATGGCCACAACCTGGTCGTAAACCGAGCCACGTTTACGCTTGGCACGCTCAATAGCCTTCTCGCGCAGCTTCGGTTGGATCCGGGCAGCGAGAGCAGGGTTTTGCATGACACGCGCAGCACCTTGCAGCACTTCGTCGAACATGGTCGCCATGGCGGTAGCCGACGAGTAGTTCAGCATGGTGTTATAGGTGGCTTTGTTCAGCTCCTGGCCAACCTTAGCCACGTTGTTCAGATCCACGCCCAAGGCGTCGTGCACGTTCAGCGCTTCCATGGTTCCGTACACGGCAGACGCAATCGCCGAGTCGCTGGAGTGAATGGAGGTGATGAATGGCATTACACCCGGATCGATCTCGACAGTGCGGGTCGAGGACACGCGGGAGGAGCCGATACCGTTCATGGTGCCGTCTGGTGCAATGGTGTTCACCATGTCACCGAATGCGACTTCCTGCTCGAACGGCAGGGACGAATCCAGCTTGCGCTGAGTCTTGGCCATGTACATGCCAGCTTCACGCTGGCCGGCAGCTGAAGACATCGCAGTCTGTAGGATTGGCGCCATGTCACCCAGGATTGCATCAACCTCAGCCTGTTGGCCTTTGGTCAGGGTACGGATGGCGTTGCCGGCAGTGTTGCGAGCTACTTCACCGCTGTTGGCTTCGACATGCTCAATCACGCCGTCCCGGACAGCGTTGAAGATCTCGAAAGACATCTGCGCGGTCTGGTTGATCACGTTGCGGCGAGCAATGAAGGTGGCGTAGGTATCGCCCAGCGCAGCCTCGGTTGGCTGGCCCAGCAGCTCGTAGAACGACTTCTTCAAGGCATTCTTCTGCACATCGCTCAGCTTGGTTTCAAGTGCACGCTCGTAGCCCATTTGGGTGTCCAGGGCGAGCTTCTTGTTGACCAGCAGCACGTTGACCGCAGTCAGCAGCTTCTTGGTGGCTTCATTGTCGCGGGCAGCAGCTGCACGCTCAATGCTGTCGTAGGTGGCGTCGATGAAGGCGTCAGCCATACCTTGCACAGCAGTAGTCGGGTTCGAACCAAACATCAGTGCAGTCAGCGGCTTCTTGATGATGTTCCGGCCTTTGGAGGTCACGGTGTTGTCATCGTTCTTCAGCTGACCGGTGATGACCTGCATTGCGTCCAGCATGTTGGTGTTACGACCAACCAGGTTGTTCAGGGCACCGGCAATCGACGACTCGTACAGGTCCAGGTTTCCCATGGCCTTGTAGTCGTTGAACTGCACCAGTTGCTCGCCATCCTTGTTCAGCTGACCGAGTTGGAAGAATCCACCTTGGTTCAGGGTGTCATAGCCTTTGGCGCCCAGCATCAGCAGGGAAAGCATCGGACCGTTGGTCACACCGTCCACTTCACCCATCATTGCGGTGGTGAACGAGGGTTTGCCGTCTTGCTCGGCGATGCGTTGCTCTGCTAGGGAAACCAGTGCATCAAACGAGTGGAAGTTCTCGCCGGCGGCCTTTACAGCAGCGACGATGGCTTCTTCGTTGGTTGGCGTATCGCTGTCACGCAGAACGTCGACCAGTGCGTTGATACCGTCCTGGATAACCGGGGCGGAGATCATTGCATCGTAGCCAGCCAAAACCACGGAGGTAGTGTTGGCTTCGGTCTTCTTGCCGAACGCCTCCATCACGCGCAGCTTGAAATTGTCCATGCTGGCTTTATCGGCCAGGACAACATCAGCATTCCAGCCAGCCATAGCCAACATGTGGCGATGGATCTTGGAAGTCTGCGGGTTCACGACGTTGGCGGTCAGACCTACACGCTGAGGTTTCCATACCGAGCGACCGAAGAACAATTCCTGCTCCAGGCCGTTGGTCGATGGGTCACTGGCCATGGTGTTCACGAAAGCGTCGAAGTTGTCGATCTGTTGGATCAGACCGTCGTTCTTCGCTTCACGGGAAGCCAGGTTCTCAACGTGAGTTGGGGTATCAGTGGTCGAAACCACACCGCCCATGGCGTACAGCGCCTGTTTGGACAAACGGCCCCACACATGCCACATGTTCTGACGAACGACGTGTGCTTTGGCGCCTTCTTTGTCCAGAATCTCCACCAGCCCTTTCGGGATGGCTTGACCAGTACGCTTGGCGAATTGTTGGTTGAATTTGACCGGGGTGTAGCTCGGCTCAACACCTTTGGTTTCCACGGACATCAACCGGGCCAGCACAGACTGGGAACCAGTGGAACGCTCGCGGATACGCTTGACGATGGGCGCAGGTTCACGCTTACCGTTCACTTCCTGCGAAACCACGCTGTAGAAGGTGTGGGTTACCCGCGGGTTACCTTTTTCACCCGAATTCATCAGCGCTTGCAGGGTTGTGTCAGCAAGTTGCTTACGCTCCAAGATACCCAGCTCAACCATGGCAGCAAGTGCCCGGGCGCCGACAGAAGCTTCCAGTTTGGACAGCTCAGCGTTGGTGCCTTGTTGGTTTGGGCGAAGACCCAGGGCTTGGGCAATACGTCCGCCCAGCTGCGATGCCAGCACCGATTCGCGGGTGCCAATCAGAGACAAAGTCTGGTACGCAGCAGGCGAGACTTCATCGTCGAGGTCTTTCAACAGGATAGCGTTGATTGCCTCGTCGGAGTTACGCAGTTGGGTTGCGTTTTCATTGGCCCACGAGAAGATGCCGAAACTCACGGCAGTTGCCAGGTTCTCGTCGATTTGCCCATCCGCATTTTGGAGGAACTGTGCCATGTCCCGATAGAAAAAGTCCGGGCGTTTGGCGCGAGTAGCAGTCACTCGGAATTGCTTGCGAACCGCCTGCGCAGAGTATTGCGCGAAGTTGAAGAAGGCGTTCAGGGCGGCCGTTTGAGGGCCGGACAGTGGATCTTTCTGGTCAAGGAAGTCCTGGACTGTTGCTTCGCCAGCTTTGATGGCGGAAGCAAAGTCTTTGACAGCTACGAGAGGACGCAGGCTGGCGTCGGTGTCGTTACCCGATTCCTGGCTGAACAGCTCGGAAACCAAGTTGACGGAGGTGTAGTTGTCGGCAGTCACTGCCACACCAGTTTGCTCGCCGATTGCGGTGAGCTTGCCCGCGGCACGATCCGTGGCGCTGTCAGCTTGCTCAACCTGGGCCGGGGCCTCTTCTGGTACGACCGCAGCTTCTTGGTCAGCGGCCGGCGCAGCAGTCTCTTCTACAGCAGGAGCTACCTGTGCAGATTCAACGGCTGGTTCAGCCACAGCTTCAGTTGCTGGGACAATGACTTCACCCTGCTCGAAGTCACCCGATTGCACAACCGGGGCAGCAGCAGGAGTTGGAGCAGCGTTTACCAGAGCTTCGAATGCAGCAGCAGTCTTTGCCAGCACATCCGCTTCAGCAGCTACACCGTCGCGCAGCCGGAAGGAACGGGCATCAACCACCAGACCACCACGGGCTTTAAGGGCTTGGCCCTTCAAATCCGTTGGACCCCATTCGCCTTGCTCATTCCGCACGATGTTGATCGACTTGTTGGTGCCCTTCACTTGCTCATAGGCAGTGGTGATAGCGTCCAACTTCGAGACACGACTGGCGGCGAATGCGCGAATGCCATCGACTTGCGAGCGGGCTGCGTCTTCGTTGCCATTGGCCAGGGCCATACGGATTGCATTGCGATACTGCGGGATACCCTTGAAACCATCGCCACCAGTGGCAATGTCGGAACGTACGCCGGTAAGGCCTTTCAGGGCGTTGGCTGCCACCTGTGCTTCGCTGAAGAGGCGCATGGCGGTACGTTGGCCGACGGACAGGGCTTCGCTCTGTGCAAGAGCATCGGCAACCTGGGTGTCTACGGCTTCAGGATTGGTCATGGTCAGGGTCAGCAAGCGGTCAGCCGCTTGAACATCACCTGTCTGTGCTTCATTTGCCATGGCTTCAACAGCAGCCGGCTCAGGGCTGGTGTCTACGCGCAGGCGCTCACCTGCTTGTTGTACGGCGTCCAGCTGCGACTGCAAACGAGCCAGCTCAGCTTCGTCAGCCTTGCGTTGCTCGGGGGTGTACGACGACACAGCCTCGTGGATTTCACGCATATCCGCAACTTCAGCTTGGTCAACGCCAGCGGCTTCCATTTGCGAGATCAGCTCACCAATTTGCGCAACGCGCTCAGGCGAGGTGTTATCCAGGCGTGCTTGCACCGAAGACAAGTCAGCAGTCAGGTTTTGCTGGATTTCGTCAGCCTGGGCCAGGTTCGCAGCTACATCGGCACCTTCGTTCAACGACATCTGGTGCAGTGCTTCAACAGCGCGCACTGGATCATAAGTCGCGGACTCGGTGTCGGCGAGCGACGAAACATCGCCAGACTCAACAGCAGAGGTAAAGGCTTCTTCTACCGAGGCACGATTCTTGGCCCGGGCAGGTTCAGCACCGCCAAGTTCGGCGGACAGCTGGAAGTTACCGCCAACCAGTGCACCAATGGTGGCACCTTCGACAATTTCTTCCAGAGTTGGGTCACCCAGCTTGGCTCGCGCTTCAGCATAGGTTTGGTAGCCTTCAGTGATGCCTTCTTTGGCGGCAGCGCCACCAACAGCACCAGCGCGGCTCATTGCACCGCGAGCATTACCCGAACCTGCAGCACGCATGCTGCGTAGTACAGAGGCATCACCCACCAGTTCGGCAGCAGCTGCGGATGCAGCGAATGCACCCATTTCAGTACGCTGGCTTGCGTCGGGGATCTGACCGTCGTTGTTCAGGTAGTACTCTTGCAGGCCTTCGCGGTATAGGTCAGCACCGTAACCGGCGTTGGTACCTACCAGCAAAGCAGGGTTTACAGCGGCAGCTGCCAGCTGTGGGATGTTCTCGACGGTGTACTCAGCAACCGCTTGTGGCGATTGCAGGCCGGTGGCCAGGGCATTACCTGCAGTTTTCAGGATGCCTTTGGCACCGGTCAGCAAACCATCAACGATCTCACCATCTTCCAGCTGATAGCGGGCATCACGCAGTTGCGCAACACCATCAGCAGTTTCACGACGAATATCACGGCTCAGGGTATCCCGGGCAGTGTTGTCGACGATGCTGGAAATGTCGAAGAAGTCAGCCACATCTTGGCCAACTTTCTGCAGACCTTGGGCACCTTGCAGGCGCTCCATGAAGGTTTGCGGGATACCGTCGTCACCGGGTGCTTGTTGCGCCAGGAGAGCCAGGTCATTTTCGTTTTCAGTGCCGGCCATCCAGCGGTTGTACGCCTGCACCTGCTCTTCCGGTACGGAAGCCAAGGCACCAGAGGAAATGGCGTCAATTGGCAGGGTTGCCAGGTTACCGGCCAGGCGGCTTGCGCCAGAAACCAAGGAAGCACCGAGGTTGGCCGCACGGCCAATGGTGTCGTCAGCGTCGTAGCCCATTTTTTCAATCAGCGCCTGCTTCTTCTGTTCAGAAGCTACAGCTACCTGGGCAGATTTCTGCTCGGTATCAAAAAGGGGGCGGAAGCCCCCAGTTTGTGCTGTAGGCAGGCCGGCTGGGAACAATTGGTCGAAACCGTAGTTCTCGTCACCGTTTGCCATAGTTGATGTCTCCTATCGAAGTTTTCGGTCCTCGTCCGCTTCTGGCAGGAGACCTGGGCTATTTTGCTGAGCACCAGCAGGTTTATTGCCTGCCAGCTCGGCGAGTGCTGCAACGATACCAGAAGTGTCCAGCGCAGAGCTAGACCCGATCTGCGTTTTCGCCCGTTTAAGAGTTTGCATCACATTGTTGGCTTGGCCCCGAATTTCCTGGGCTGCCTCAGCTTTTGCACGGTTTGCCGCACCGGCATTACCCGATAGGATATCGCGGAAGTGATCTTCGATATCGGTGGCCGGGTTGTCGGTGATCCACCACTTCCCTTTGATGGCTTGCAGTTCCTGTTGCAGAAGCGCCGGCGGTACCTTGATCTTGGTGCCGTCATCCAAGGTGACACCGGAACTCAGCATCTCGGTGACCTTCTTGGTCATCTGACGGCGGTCGGTAGTGTTACCGTTCAGCCACGAGTCGAATTCACCTTTCGGAAGGTCTGCCAGCAGAGCCTGTGCATCTTTACCTGGATCAGTCGACACATTGGCCCATTCGTTACCGGCCAAGCGGGTATTCAGGATAGTCTTGGCTTGTTCCGCAGCGTCATCCAGGATACGCGCCCCATTACGGAAGTTACGTTCTTCCTGAGCGTTCGTCATGTTGATCTTACGCAGTGCTCGGTTTTCCGCAGCAGCCGCCATGGATTCCTGGAACTGTGCAATCTGCCGGGTTTCTGCACGGTTCTGCCGTTGCTGATCTTCAGCGGCGTATTCCCGGCGAGTCTTGGCATCCAGCACGCTCATCAGCGACTGGGCGACCTTGCCTTCGTCAAGGAACTCAGTGTCTGCCAGCAGCTTCTGGACGCCAGCCATATCACCGGCTTGTGCCATTTGCAGACCTTGGTCAACCAGGGTCCGTTGATCCCGCTCGGTTTGCTGGTCCTCGAACTGGTTGGCCACCAGGGTACGGCGCTGGTTGTCGGTCACCCGGGAATCAATGGCCCCGCGGGTAGCATCACGATCAATCAGTGCACCGAACTCTTGGCGCATGGCTTCCAAGCCTGCACGTTGAGTCGGGTCGGACAAGTCAGCCGTCTGCACAGCATCCAGGTACTGTGCGGTGTTGTTCGCACGCTGGGCCACGAACTGTTGCTGTTGTTGCTTCTGGTTTTGCTGGATCAAGCCAGCTACTGCCTGAAGCCCCTGGTTGAATTGCTGTTGGCCCATATTGAGCAGGCCCGGGGCAGAACCAACCCCGGAGCCTCCAACGTTACGCCAAGTGATTGGTTCTGCCATGGCTTACACCCGATTCTTGTTCATGTAGTCTTCGACCGACTGGTACGCCGTCGGGTTCGAGGCAACACGGGCACGCTGACGATCTTCCAGCGCGGTGTTGGTGGTTTTGCGTTGGGCGTCGAAGTTCAGGTCGAATTGGCGGCGAGCCTCTTTGAACTGATCCTTGGCCAGACCCACAGCCTGCCGGCCCTGCATTGCACCGAATAGCGCCTGGCCCAAACCAAGGGCAATAGGCACCCAGCCTTGAGTGCCTACACCGGTCTTGGTGTTGATGCCACCGAACATGCTGTTGGCGCTGAACAGGCCGCCACCTTGGGAGCCGCCACCACCGAACATGTTGCTTAGCCAGTTTCCGCCGATAGGGGAGAAACCGCCCAGGCCTGCCATCTGTGTCGAAGGTGCGCCCAAGGTTTGGCTGTTATAGCCGCCGCCCGAACCACCCAGACCGAAATTGAAATTAAGCGGTTCCAATTCGTCCATCGTTAAAATCCTCTTCTACGTTTTTGAGTTTAGGCAACTGCAGCATAGTATCCACGTAAAACTCCGGGATACTGAGAGCAGCTACGCCGATGTTACCAGAAGCCACCGTACGGTCGTACATTTGCGTCGGAGTCTCGCCAAGTACGATCATCGGGATCAACTTCGACGATTGCACACCACCAACTTCAGATAGGTCCATAAGTAGCCCTGTCTGGTCCTGGATATCCATCAGCTTATCCATTTCCTGCTGTGCCCAGGTCTGGAAGCCAACAATATCACCCGTCAATGAGTCAATCTCGTTTTGCAGGTCGGCGGCGTCCTGTGTAAACGATTCCTGGGCCAAGCCTGCACCCGACTGCAGCAATGGTGTGGCCCAGTCAGCTTCTACCTGCATACCGTACAGGGACGCTGCGATAGCTGCGATAGCTGCGAGGAACGCCAGCTTTGGACCGAGTGCTTTGACAAACAGCTTGTACACTACCGAAACCAGCAAGCCCTTGATTATGATCGACAAAACCGTGATCGCCACCGCGGTCGCACTGATCGCGGCGGCTGCCACAATTGATTGCCATGCGGCCCCCCAGGTCCAGATGGTGATCACGATTGCGATGACGATGAGCACGATCTTAAACCAGCCAGATTGATACCAACGGGTCTTCGTGACGATGACCGTGTTCACCATGAGCCGCATGAAGCGACACAGGGCTTGTTCCTGATCGGGCACGCCCAAAGTGCGCATGATGGACATGTCCACCGGGATCAAAAGATCTTCCGAGTCAGCGCCGGCAGCAAACCCTTTCTTGCGGTGCACCTCGTAGTTCACCCGCATGTTGTAGACGTGCAGTTCCTCGTACATGGAATCCAGCACCTGGTAGCGGTAGATCCACGTCGGGACGGTGATGACCACCTCTTCCCAGCCCACACCGGAGCGGGTCTGCGTGTTGTACCGGTGAGCCTTCTGCTCAACCAGCTTGTACTCACTGGTGTACTCACCCTTCTTACCAATCTTGCCGCCCATGCGCTTTTTGTCGATACCGGAGTACTGGAATGACATCGCAAAGCGGTTATCCGCAATGTGCTGCACCTGAGATGGGGATGTGGTGTAAGTGTCCAGCTTCCCAGCTAAACCATTGGCAAAAGCAGATTCGCCAACACTGTTGCTGTATAGCGAGTTGAAATGCTTGTACAGGTACTCCAGGCAGGCCGGGTGCTTGTCTGCTGGGTTTGCCCCGAACATCAGGATGGTTTGCTCTACGTCGCTCACATCCGGGTCTTCGTGCACAGCATCCGACACGGTGTCGTAGGTCACCCCGATCATGTCGCACCACTTCTTCATCTTCTCCATGGTGAGCGGGGTTTCTTGGTCGTAAGCGTTGCGCCCCCCGTGGCGGAAGTAAGTCCAGGGGTAGTACTGACCAGTCCCGATGTTACCGAACTCGAATGCCCGGTCAATCAGCGGGTACGTGCCCGAGCCCTGCTGGTAGGTAAAGAAACCAGTACGCCCAGAAGCCGTGCGATAGCGGCACATGTGGAAGTCAGCTTCAGGGTCGACGTTACCCATAGATACGGTGATGCCGTGCTGGAAGAACACCTTCTGATCGTTTTCGTAGATGTACGTGATGGTCACATAGTCTTCGGTCGCAACCATGCTCACTTCATACGGTGTTGGTGAGGCGTACTTGCCGATGCCCATCAAAGTGTTGAAGGGTGCGTCAGGGCGATAACCTGATGTCGGCGACGGGCCTAGTTGCACGAGCATGCCCATGTCGTGGGACTCAACCATCCAATCGTAGTCTTCCTGCATGTAGGTGGCCTGGATGTCCGTTAGGTACACCGGATACCCATACTGCGGGCTGACCCCGGTTAGCTCGTTGGTTTGCGAATTATAGCCCATGGCATCGTGGCAATATTGCCAGCCAAAGTGCGAAGAGTTGAGCGGCCCCATGATGTAGTACTCAGGGGTGATCGGCTCGCCGATATTCGCCTCAATTGCAGCATAGACTTCCTGCTCGGCGGTTTTCACCGTCTTGACATCTGCGCCTGGAAAGCCGGGTGGATAACCGACACTCTTCAGGTAGTTATACCCGTTGGCTGAGTTAATGCCGATAGAACCGGCCACGCTTTCAAGCATGTTCTCGACAAGCTGGTCTTCCTCCAGAATACCCCGGATCAATCCATTGGCCGCGCTGTTCGGGATCTGTTTTTCCTCAAACACAGGCTGGATCGTTACGTTTACCGTGTATTTCTTCTTGCTGCTGAAAAGGCCCATGAAATGCTCCAATAAAAAAGGGAACCCGAAGGTTCCCTCAGTTTACCACGCTGTTTAGGCGTTAACGCCGTCCAGCATCTTGGCGACGGCACGCCCAACGTTAACATCTGCCAGGCCGTTGGCCATGTCTGCCACGGTACCGGAGTCAGTGGTCCGGCGCACGTTCCAGGTGTCCGTCATCAGCTTGGCCGCTTTCTGTTCAGCATCGCGCTTGAAGCCGTCGGTCTGCGCCTGGTACAGCAGTTTCTGCTTGCCGATGACCGAATCAGGTTCAACACCGAAGCCAGAGGTCTGAGCTTTCTCGGTTGCCGTCTTCTGGTTGGCCAATGCAGTTTGAGCCTTGGTTTGCTCCACTTGCTGCATGGTCAGATCGAACTGCGCCTTGAGTACGCATTCCTGTGCCTTGAGGTTCAACAGCTCCTGTTCAAGGTTCACCGTCTCCTGTTTGGTTTTCAGGACCTGGGCCTTGATCAGCTCGACGTTCTGCTGCTCGCGGTCGATCTCTTTCTGCGCCAGCTCGATCTGCTTCTCGGTCAGGCGTACCTGCGCTTCAACCAGCATTGCCCGGTTGGCCGCTTCATCTTTCTGCAACAGGAAGCTGGTGGCGTTGGACAGCACCGGCGTTAGCGAGTTGAGGTAGACATTGGCGTAGTCAGCTCCCCGGAGACGGTTCGCCTTGAACTCCAGCTCCAGGTGGCTGGTCATTGCCCGCATCAGTACGTCAAACGCACCGGTGCCGTCTACGGTAGCCGTGGTCAGGCTGTCCAGGGTAATCGGTGCGCTTGCCATCGTGTGTTACTCCTGGGTACCGGCAGCCATGGCCTGGCGCTGGGCCAGATCTTTCAGCTCGCTCTTGGTCAGCGGCGGCAGTACGGCGATGTTGTAAGCTTTGACGCAGCGCGGGGTGACAACTTCAATGCCTGCACGGCCGGTCTTTTCGCGGTCGAAGACCATGAATTCTTTGGTCATCAGCTCGTCGTAGAGCACCTTCTCGATGTGCCATTCGCGGTTGAACGGGATGAAGCGCTGGACGGTGCCGAAGTTGCGGTTCGAGACGCAGAGTAGCTCGCCCTTGAGGTTCTTCTTGGCCGGGTCCATGCAGGACACTTGCACGCGAACCAGGGCCAGAGCTTCACGCTTCAGGCGGTTGCGGCGAGCGCCTTCACTTTCATCGGCTGGCGCTGGTTTCTGGCCGGCAGCCAAAGCATCAGCTAGCGACGGCATCTTGGTGGGCTCTACCGGGGACTTGATCTCACCGTCGTCGGTCGAAGGGGCCTGGGCAGGCGCAGTACCAGCAACAGGTTTTACTTCAGCCGCACCTACAGCGTGCACCGCAGGCACAGGCTCGTGGGTGACAGGGCCGTCAGTGGATACAGCAGCATTGACGACTTCGCGTAGTTTCTCGACACCCCAGCGGCCGTCTACGGCAATACCGAGCTTTTCAGCACGCGCTTTCAGGGAATCCAGTTCAGATGGGGTTTGCAGTTCTTCAGACATTGCGTTTCTCCAGAAACGTTGTGGTGGTACCCAAAAGGGGAGCACTAGGCTCCCCGAATGGTATTGCTTGCCGTTACAGGCGCGCTACGGTCTTGATCAGACCGATACGCTCAGGACGCAGGGCCATGAAGCCGTAGTACCACTTAATGGCCATGAAGCCCATCTCGCCGTACGGATCCAGGCGGTCAGCAGTCTCGACGCCAGGCATCTTCTTGATGATCTTGAACTTGGTCGACTGGCCATCGGTCTGGAAACCAATGGTAGTGAACGAGCCCTGGCCGATGCAGAGCATCGGGAAAACATCATAGTTGGTGCCGTTGTCGTGGTTCGAAGCGTCGCCCGGCTCGATGGTCGCGCCAGCGCCGGCCCACTTCAGCATTTCAGGAACGATGATGACGCGGAATTCATCGATCTGGCCGATTTCACCGATCAGGGTTTCACCGCCGGCAGCGTACTTCTCGACCGAGATGAACGCAGGGTTGCCGTGCAGGTCCTTCATGGCCTTCAGGGTTGGGATCAGCTCGGAGCCACAGTGCAGCGGACGGGCGCCCGGGATGGTACGGGTGTCGGTCAGGCGGGTACCGTTGATCTGCGTGATGGTACGCGGAGTGCGGTTGTTGGTCAGCTGGATGCCCAGGCGCAGCAGGTCATCGTAGGTCACCAGGTCATCTTTGCCGATGGTGGCGTTCGAGGTTGCGTCACCGGCGTAGCGGATTACACCCGCGGCGTTGATGATGTCGATCTGCAGAGCCGCTTCGGACATCTGGTGTGCACCGTTCACCATTTCGCGGGTGATGTGCATGTCCAGCTCTTCGTCCGAGTCGAAGTCCAGGGATTCCTGGGTGAACTCGTCGTAGAAGCCGAACTTTTCCAGGGTGCCTTCCAGCTCGATACGGGTGAAGCCAACGCGGTTAACGCGGCCGCCGTGTTCGGTCAGGGTTGGCAGCTTGCCTGGGATCAGGCCGATGTCCTTGCTGGAACCATACAGGTTACCGTTGGCAATGACGGCGCCGTTGGCGTCGATGCCCTGGTCGTTGACGTTTCGGTCGTCGAGCAGTGGGATGTAGTGGAACTTGGTGATCTTCTTGCCCATGTGCTTCGGCATGACGGTAACGTCAGCGATCTGGGTGAAGAACTGTTCTTTACGCGCTTCGATCAGCGCTTGTTTCTGGTGAAATTCCTCGTAGGCCTGTGGGCCAATCGAAGAAGGGTTGCCAGGTGGGCTGTTGTAGGAAGCTGGGGTATACAGGTTTGGAGCTGCCATGGTCTATTTCCTTAGCGTTTTGCTTGCTTCAAGAACTCTTCGTCGCTCATCGCGAGGAAGTTCGGCTTCTGTGCTACTTCGGATGCAGTCGATGCACCCGTCGAAGGGGCAGCAGCGCGACGGCGGTCTTCGTCGGTTTTACTCGACGGAGATTTCTTGCCTGGGGTAACCAACTTGGTGACGGGGCCTTTCGGCGCCGGCTTCGCGTTGAATGCCCCAGCCTGTGCCAGTTCTCGACCAATGTCGTTGTACGCCTGCATCAGGGGTACGCCATTCAGTTGGCCCAGCATCTGACGGTGGTTTACTTCGTCCATGATCTTGTCATAGACACCGTTTTCCATTTGCTCGGTCAGTTGCAGCAGCGAATTGGGGTGGTTACCCACCAAAGCTTGAGACGCCTGGTCCCAGCCTTTCATTTCGTCTACCAGACGGCCGAATTGCTTCGAACTCTTGGCTTCGGCAATGACTTCTTCGAGGTCCAAAGATGCTTCGCTTGGTGCGCGAGACTCTGCGCGGTAGGCAGCAACTTTGTCGTCGTCGAGGTCATGTACGTCAACTTTGGAGTCCTTCAGCAACTTGCCGATAGCTTCCGGTTTTCCGGCGAGCAAGTCAACTGCGAATGCCAACTTTTCGTGGTCAAGCAGGTTGTTTTGCTCAAGAACTTTCACATAACCCAAGTTCTTCTTGTCGGCGGCACGCTTCTGCGAATAGTTGGCACCCATCTGCATCAGACGGATAGCTTCGTCCACATTACGCACTTTCATGTCCCGGCCGTTAGCACGGAACGATTCGAAGATACGGTGGGCATCTTCAGGCAGGACGGGAGTGGAAACCTCCGGTTTCTCTACCGGCTGTTGGCGATCTGCATCAGTTTGCTCTCGCGCATCAGTTTCGTCAGCTTCGTTCGTGCCCGGTTGGCGGCTTTCCGCGCTTTGCCCTTCGCCCTGCGTTTCTGCTTCGGCGTTGCCTTCAGCGGGGTCGCCATCCACAACAGGAACGTCTCCCGCATGTGGCTGTACGCTTTCTTCGGCGTTAAGGACATCGACAGTTTCGTCAGCTTTGACATTGGGTTGCTCCTGGGAAACAGCAGCAGCTTGTGCTTCAACCAACTTGGCCGGGCCTTGGGCCAGGAAGTCGGCGTCGGACATCGAGAGGAAGTCAGCCATGCTTATTCCTCCAGAGCTTCACGCAGTTGGAGAGCTTCTTCTTCTTCGTGTTCTTTGAGGGTGCGCTTGGCAACCTCGGCCGCAGTGCGGAGGGTGCGGAAGAAGGCATTCAGCTGGGCAACAGCCGACAGATCACGAATAACATTGGCCTGGCCTTGCGGGGTTTCACACGCAGGATCGGCGAGCATCAGGGTCAAGCGGTGGGCTTCACGCTTGAAGTAACCATCCATGATGAGTTCGTTGAAGTCGGGGTTGTTCAGCAGACGTTCGAGGCAATCACCGCGGGAAATGATGCTTTTACACTCTTCCATGGTGACTTTGATTTCTTTGACAGCATTGCCCATTTGGGTTGCTCCTGATGGTTGGTTGTGGGGACTTCCGTAGAAGTCCCGCATATTACAAAAGTTTTTTACAGCGCGCCAGGTTTATTCAACTGGCTAGCCTCTTGCTGACGAATCAGCGACTGGACTGCCTGCAATCGTGCCTGACTTTCAGCTTGTCGGTCAAGAGACTGCAAGTTGCGCTCTTGTGTCACGCCGGACTCTTGTTCCAGGAAGTCGAGGTTAGTTTTGTCGGCGTTCGCGTTCAATGCGTTGGCCTTCGCCACTTCGGTACCTTGTTTAACACCGGCCAGCTGAGCACCAGAAGCATAGTGCATTGCCTTGGCTTGTTCGGTTGCGATCTGCGCTTGCAACAGTTCAAGCTCCAGTTGGGCCTTCATCTGCGCTATTGGGTCAGGTTGCGGCTTATGATCTCGAATCTTCTTGGCCAGGTCGGGCATTTTGCGCAGTTCGGCAATATCACCCAGGATCAAGGCAGTCACATCCCACCCCACGTTCGGGCCAACGGTCTGCAACATGAACGACAGTTCTTGAGCCTTGGAGTTGTCTTCTTCTGCAGTGGAGATCGACAAGCTCAGGTCGAAGTTGCCGGCCAGATCGTCCCGACGGATGTCCACGAACTGTTCGTTGGTGACCCGGATGACTTCCCGGTCTTCCAGGAACACGGCGTTCATGGCGATGATCTTGCGGCCTACGTGCACCATACCGGCAGCCAGACGGCGCAGGATGCCCAGTTCACGCTTGGATGCAGCGTCCAGTGCACCACGCACACCAGTTGCTGTATCACCCAGCGAGCTGCCGCTCAAACCAGCAGAGAAAGCCTGTACGCCGGTGAGACCTTCAGCCTGGCGGTTCTGTAGCTCCAGCATCTGCCACGCCGACACAGGGATTTCCTGGAAGGTGTGCATGTGGAATGCGGATCGCGGGTCACTACCCGGGTTGAACTCGTAGTTCTTCCCTTCGTTGAACTTCCGCAGGTTTGGTGCGTCGAGTGCACCCTTCATCATGCCGACCTGGCCGTTGGCCGACTTGGCAAACACATCAACCATACCGCGGGAGATTGCACCAGCAGTCTTCTGGTTTTCGATCAGCAGCGAACCGTCGCTCTCACCGTAGACCGATTCGAAGATGGGCAGGTAAGCAATGGCGGTAAACGGCAGCTTCTGATCCGGGAAGGGGTTCTCTTCCATCCGAATCAGTACATCGCCTACCCACGCAGCGACAAAAGGCTGCACACGACCACTACCGTCCAGATCACGGTATCCCCAGTACTCATAGACAACGAATTTACTACGCGGCTTATCCACGAAGTTGAACGTTTTATCTTTGGCTTCGACTGCATAGTCTGGTTCAGAGAGCGGATTCGACTGATCGACATTGATCTTCTCCAGGTTTTTGTACCGGCCATCCTTCTTCAGGTCAGACAGGCTGGAAGTGAATTTGTGCACAATGAAATTGGCGTCGTCGAGGATACCCTTGCAGGTTGGGTCCACGATGATGTCACGATGCGAGCAAACCATGATGGTAGGGTGGTTTGCCAGCACATCTTCGACTTCCTCTTCCAGGTAGCCCTCAATCGACGGCTCATAAGGAATGCCGTCACCCTGGTACGCTTCATGCGCCAGACGATAGCCTTCGTCCACCTCGAAGTATTCAGACGGGGATTCGGCCTGGAGCTGGTCCAACTGCAGCATGATCTCTGCATATTCAGGGTTCTGCGTCAGTTTGTACTGCGGGACTTGCTCTTTGCGGTTCTCGACCTCCCGTTTCCAGCCGGTCTTCAGGAAAGCCACACCAGTATCAACTGCCGCGCGTACCATAGTGTCGATCAGGTGCTGTTTACCGATCTTGGTGTTCAACTGGTTGTTCAGCAACATCCCATTCTGCCGGGCCGCATTGCGGTCTTCGGCAGTGACTGGCTTCACCTCGTAGATGTCGGGGGAAGACAGGAACGGTTCAGACAGGGAGGCATAGCGCCACTCTGCCTGTTGACGGATCAGCTTCGGCTGAACCTGGGACTTGCCTACCACTTTTGGCGCAGCACCGCGGCCTTTGGTGTGCAGGTAGTCCAACCACTCGTCAATCAGCTGTACCTGGGCAGAATGCGAGGTGTTCGAGTTCTCGACATCCCGCTTCAGCTCGGTTAGCGTTGGCTCGTGGGCCCAGTCGGTCAGTTTTCGCTGATTCAGCGTTTCGACCGGTTGTTTCTCTTCTTGTGCCATGGGCACATCTCCTAAACCAATGAAGTGAGTATCTTAATGGAAATCATCAAACTGCACCCGAATCTTCAACACCCAACTCGTGGTACCGACGGTGCGGCAGGCTACGACATCTTCATGCCCGAGGCTGGTACTTCCATGCACGGTCGGGGCAAACTTACCGGACTTGGTTTCGCTTGCAAGGTTCCGGCCGGCCATGTGGCGTTGATTCTGCCACGTTCGAGTGCCGGTGTGAAATTTGGTGTGCATTTGGGCAACACCGTCGGCGTTATCGACAGTGATTACGAAGGCGAGTGGAAGGTGAACATTCGCCAGCACGAAAACGATATTGTGGACTGGGCTGCAGGTGATCGCCTGTTCCAGTTCATCGTTGTGCCAGTTGCTACCCCTTTCCTGGAATTCGTTGACAAGTTCAGCGAATCCAGCGTACGTGGGGAGGGCGGGTTTGGTTCTACGGGTAAATAGATTTTTTGAACGGCGGGGGAGTAACCCCGCCATCCCAAGGGGCCATTGCGGCCCCTTTCTTATGCCCAGCCGGCGCGACGAATCGCGTTGGTTTGCTGCTCAACGTAACCGAGATCCAGGCCTGCATCCGTCAGGCGTGCACACTCTGCGTTGTACAGCCCGAAGTATGCGTTCAGTGCCTGGGTGCCATCCTGCAGGCCGACAGGCATGTGCAGCCGGCTCGCGGTGTACAAGCACAGCGCCCACAGATACGGCATGTCCAGGTCGATCTCGGTGATCTCCGGGTCAATGTCGCCGTAGCAGTCCATGATCCGGGAACCCAGCGAGCGATACTTCACCACCAGGTTCTTCACCGGGTAATCCCGGCGCAGGACAGGTGGCACGACCATGGTCAGTCGATTGAGGAAGTTCACTGAACGGTCAGTGAAATCGTTTACGGCGATCTCCCGGCTGTGCTCATCTTGTACACTGTGCAGCTGGAGGAAGCGCCCATTCACCTGGGTGCCATAATCCGCCAGGTTGTACACCTCTTTGTCAGCTTCGATAGGTACCGTCACGGTACCCACCTTTAGCTTGAACCGGGTGTGCAAATCCACCAAACCAGCGTTCATAACCTCAACGATGGCTTGATACTTGGTCGGCATGATCTTGCCGGTGCCTTGGTCGACGCAACTGAGCTGGTTCAGCTCAGACATCTCCATTTGGGTGAAAGCGGTAGAAAGTTTCATGATTCCTCACACGAGATAGTTAGCCAACGGACTTGGTTCCGATGCCACATCATCATCCCACATTCCACCACCTTCGCGCTGCTCCACTTCACCTGCGGTAGGTGCCACCGGTTTCATCACAGCCAACATCGAAATGGTGTCGATGAAGTCGTCTTTCTTCGAACGGAAGCCAGAAGCAGAGGCAAGACTCAACTCGCTGTACATCTCCTGCATGATCGGGCCTTCCTTGTCCTCTTCCGGGAAGTAGATCTTGTGTAGCTTGAACAGTGGCACAACGGTGTTGAATCGCTGCATCTTGTTCGTGTTCGGGCGGATACCCGGCTTGTTGCTGTTCCCTTCACTGGCCAGGTTGAAGTAGATGTTGCGCTGCACCATCTGGTCCTGAATCCAAGGAATGAAGCCGGCTTGCTGCCCCGACACCTCAACGCCGACGTTCATCGGCCGCCAACGCGAAACCAAGGTGAACAAGTCGTTGATGTTCGCGCCCATGTCTTGCCGGCGGCAAATGCCGTCGACCCAGTACCAGTCGCCGTTGTAGTTGTACGCCCACACCGAGATCACGCTGAAGTCGTTGGCTTGCTTCTCGCTCACTGCAAAGTCGGTCGTGATGTAGAAGTTGAAGCTCGACTTGAACTTCATCACCTGGCGTTTCTTGTACCACTGGATTTCGCCGTCGAGAATCAGGCGGTCGTCGTCCGACATGATGCGCAGCATCAATTCCTGGTTGAAGGTGTCCACCTTACCGACCTTCACAGCCGTCTCGTACTTCTTCTTCACGAAGCTATACGGGAAACGGTCCGGCCAGGCCCCCCGGAAGTCCACCTCCGCGCACGGGAATTGATCGCAAACCGGGTAGACGTTGACACGCCAAGCCCCGGACTCAATCGCCTTATACAGCGGGTCCTTGGCGTTAAACGGGGTACCCGACCAGATGATCATGTTCCGCTCTGGGTGCAGCGCATGGTCCACCGCCTTATAGATGGTGTCCTCTACCGCGGCGATCACCGTGGCCGAGCGTGCATCTTCGTCGCTGATCAAGTCATCGAGCACCGCCAGGCGCGGCCGCTTACCCATCTCCTTCGACCCCCGCACACCCGTCTTGGCGCCGTAGCCCTTGACGATGAACACGTTGCCGTCCAGGTTGACGAACTTCCACCGCAAGTCGGTGAATTCTGTCCCATTTGGGTTGTCCGGACTCTTAGGCGGCATGTATTTCTGCAGAAAATCGCTGTTTTCATAGCGATACTGCAAGTTCTTGCGCATGTTCTTCACACCGTTCTCGATGCTATCCGACACGTACAAGGCCAGCTCAATACGCCCGAAATTGGGCAATCCGCCGTACATTCCCAGGTAAAGGAACAAATACTCACCCATCAGGGTAGTTTTCGCCGCACCCCGGAAGACCATGTTCGCCAAACGAGGGAACTTGTTCAATTCCCCCTTGCCGTCGTACTCCAGGTCATCAATGTTGTCCAGCATGTGCAAGTGCAGCACCGGGGTGGTGTTCTCCTCCCCTTGCCCGCCATTCACCAGCTTGATGAACGTGACGAACTCCAATGCGAAGTTGGACGGCACATAGTGTGGATCGGTGGAGTAATCCACCCCATCCAGCCACTGATCGACCGTCTTGTACGCTTCTTCTACCGGAATGCAGACTTCGGTCATTGCTGCACCTCAAAAGGTAGCCGTTGCGCGGCAACCTCCTTCGCATTCGCCAGACCCGAGCTGATATGCGCACGCTGCTGGTCCGCCAGCTCCTGCATCTGCTTACGCACCGCGGCCATGGTATCGCCCACCTCCTCGCTGACATCCAGTGTGATCTTGGTTTTCTCTGGCTGCTTCAGATGGGTCAGGATGGAGTTGGCTGCGTCACAGCGCACCTTCTCGCTGGAGGCGTTCACCATCAGGTCAGCCTGCGTCATGAGCGCCTGCTGGAACAGATCCTGGTTGCCAACCCACACCGGTACCAAGGCTTGCTCCATGATCAACGTCACGAGCTTGCTCTTGTTGTACGCGCTGATGTACGAGGCAATGTCTTTCTGCGGCACATTACGGTTACAGAAGTCCTGGTACTTGGCCGGGAAAGTCGCCACATACGCATCCAGGTTGCTCTTGCCCATTAGCTTCTGGGTCACGTACTTAACCGCGTACACATACCCCTCAAGCTTGAACTTACCCTCCTTCAGGACAGTCGTGTGGCCTACCAGACGGTCACGGTACTGCTCTGCCAGGTTAGGGTCCGTCAGCAACGCATTCAGCCCATCCTGCACTTCCTGGGTCAAATTCCCACGGAACTGCGCCGGCAGGCACTGCTTGAACTGGTCTGCTGTCAAAAGGTTGCTCATGTGCTTAATCCTTGAACAGTTTGTAACGGGATTGCTCAAACAGCTCCAGTGCTTCCCGCAACAGCCACTGTACCGTATATGCCTCGTATTCCTTGCCGGGATTCTTCTCCCGCATGTCTTTCTTGATTCGCTGCCAGATATGCTGCACTTCGTGTGCAATCAGCGTGGCAATGGCCAGCTTGTTGCGATCAGGGCCCAGATGGTCACCAACCGTTAAAGCACAGACAGTCCCGTCGGGGGTGTCATAGAAAGTGGTCACCCGGGCATCTGCCGTTGGGTACTCCTCACCCTTCACACCCAGGCGCTTCATCAGCTTCTTCCAGGCCTTCTTGTTCGGCACAAACACCGACTGAACATGGTAGGGCCCCGGGGTAAACCACAACGGCTCACTCACAGGCGACCCCCGATCTTCCGGTCAATATCTTCTGCGTAGACCACCTGCCGTGCACAAGTGCACCCATTACGATCATAGTCACGCTGAATAGCCACCCGAGGGCTCATATGCAGGGTCTTCACCTGCCATACGTGAGCCTCAGTACAGCCCAGGCATTTGGCCTCAACCACGTCATCAATCTTCAGATCTTCCAGATTCATATCTCTTCCCACAGTTTGATGAAGTCTTCGTGCTCAGCGAGCCAGATATTACCCCCGCGCTGCAACACTACCCATTCGCCAGGCTCAACCTGCTGCCATTGCCCCGTAATCACCCGAACCTCGACAAACCCTTCGTCATCGAACCGTAGCTTACCCAGGTTGTACACTGCGTGAAACCAAGAAGGCCAACAGGCACAGTGGCCCTCGAAACGGTGGGCAATGTACTCAAAGGGCCGATCAACCCGGCGAAACTTGCGAACCATGGTACAACACCCCCGAACAATAGAATAGGGGTGAGTATAGGTCACATAGGTGTAGTACGAAATATAAAATTTAGAACCCGCGGGATTTGGGGAAAAATTCTGTAGGGGTATGAACACAGTACTTATGTATTCGTTCTTGGTTTCCGGGAGTACCCCCCCGGGGTCCTGTTCTCTTGAGTTTTCCTCAAAGACCCACCCCAGGTACCCTTACCGGGCCTTCGGCCCTGTAATGCATGCTTTAGCGGAGACCTCTTCAGTGATCATTGAAATGCTCTGTACTCTGGCTGTTGCTGTGTGGTTCGACGATACCGTGAGTGGTATCTGGAATCTGTAGCCTTCGGCCTTGTGGTGGATACCTTCGGGTGTTCACCACTATTCTTTTCCTTAGCTAGGAGATACACCATGTTCAAGCAAATCTTCGCAATGATCGCCCAGTTCGCACTGATGCTGACCAACCTGTTCTCTGCAGGTACCAAGCTGAGCAACGCTGCTGTCCACTCCGCTTCCTGGGTGGAAGGTGCTGCTGAAGGCTTCAACGAGATCGCTACTCTCGAACGTAACGAGAAACTCGATGCTCTGCGTGGCAAGTACGACATCAACCAGCGCATCCGTGCTGCTGAACAAGCTCTGTCCGCTTCTGATCTGGAAGCCAAGCTCAAGCTGCTCAAGGCTGAAGCCAAGAACGAAGTAGCTGCGTAAGTAATCCAACGGGGATCGAAAGGTCCCCAAACCAAGGTGAATAACCATGGCCTTCGAATCATCACTCGCAATCCTGTGTTTCCTGTTAGCCACCACGCTGCTCGGTGCACTCTGGTACTCAACTCCTAAATAGGGGCTGGGTACCAGCTCTTTTTTAAGAGCACACACGAAGCACACATCAAAAGCACACAATCCTTCCCCTTTAGACAGTAGGTGAGGAAGATCCCTTTCTTCCCTTCCCCTTTCAGTCAGATTCCCCTACATGTGAGGGAGAGTGAGGGAGATTGGAGGTGAAACAGTGTGTTTGCAGTGAGTTTGACCTGCAATTGTCCCTTTCCTACATCCTATCAACCTTCCCCTTCATTCCGATACCTAACGGTAGACTATCGTTCACCTTCGGTGCTGTAATAGACAACCTTGGAGGTATTTATGGACTATCTGCTGTTACCTAACGGAACTGTGCTGGCACTGAAAGCATTGGACAGTGTTCCTTCTGTTATAAGGCGTGCCAATGAACAACGTGCTATATGTACCTATTGGTACGTCGCAGAGAATGATCAATGGTGTTGTGCCTTCAATGAAGCGCGTGGAGGCATTGCAATTGATCGCTCCTGTGTACCTGATGTTGTATTGCTTGCACATACGATGGTGACTTAAATGGAATACATGCTGCTGGCTGATGGTACGGTGAAGTCTTTCCCGTGCCTATCTACAGGCACTCAGATCCTTGAAGCTTTGAAAGCCCATAACGGAGTTAGCCATTACTGGTGGGACGGTGTTTACGAGAACACTTGGCGGGTGTGGCATATAACCCACCAAATTGGTGCCCGTAATGGTGGTTTCCCTGTAAAAGAAGAAGATGTCCCTGAAGTTATCAAACTTGCTCGAGTGCTGGAGTAACTATGGCTGACTATTTGTACTTTGCTGATGGCACTGCCGAAGCTGTTGAAGAACTCGATATGCGAGCCCTGCGTGAGCGTATGCATATGCGTAGTGCTGAAGCCACTTACTGGGTGTTTGCGAATGATGAGACCCAGAAGGCTGGTTGGGTCATGTGTACTATGCGTATGGCCACCAACCGCAGCATAACAGAAGATGAAGTGCCTGAATCTGTACGCATGCTGCACTTAATTGCAGGAGGCTGCTGAATGGAAGCTGAGTACCTGCTGAAAGCCAATGGCGAAGTCCTTGTCATAGCGGCCTCTGCGAACTGGGAGCAGCTACAGATGCTGCTCACCCTCACAGGTGCCCATTCGTATTGGTTCCCGCGGTGGAATGATGAAGATGAGCCAGATAGCCTATATCGGGACTCGTGGGGCATGTTCCTGCCTGGGGACGATAGTTATGCCATCGTAAAAACCCCGCAAGTACCTGAAGTTATACGCCTAGCCCATCTAATGGTGGGCTGACCTTCGGTCATGTGACGAAAGTTAAACCAAATAAACAGGAGTTCAAATGTTCTTTGAAGCTATCTTCACCATCTGCATGACCGACCCTGCGACTGAAGTTACTACTTGTCGCATCATGGTCACTGAAATGACTCAGCTCGCCAGTTCTAACACTCAATGTGTGCAAAAAGCTGAGATGTTGTCCAAGAGTGTGGGCGCTGCTGCACGTAAGCAGTTCCCACAACTGAAGTTCAGCGGTGAGGCTGTGTACTGTGGCAGTACCGCTACTTACACCGAAAGTATCACCAAACTAGTCAAGTCGGGCTATGAAATGTCCGGCTTCAAGTATGTACAGGAGCGGTTCTGATGAAACCAAGTGAAATGATCCAAGCTGCTATCGACAGTGGTATCTACAAAAGCAGTCTTTACATGTGCAACGCTGTAAAGAATTTGCCGGGCGCGCGGTACCTAGATGTATGTGATTGTCAAATGGCCATCACTAAACGCATTTATCCGTTTGCTACGCTGCCTGCGTACATCGCACATCGTGATGGCATGAAGGGATACCCAAACTACCAACAGCGTGTGGAGTTTTGGCTGGAGTTCATCGAAGAACTGAAAAAGCAAAACCGATAATCTAAAAATGCAAATTTGACGATTTCGGCGAGAAAAACGATAAACCAAAGGGATAGATTCCCGCAGTTGAGGTATAGCAATGCCGTTCCCACTCTATGCAATCCTCGTTGCCCTTTCCGTTGTGGCCTGTATCGAAATATGCGTTAGCTTTCTCGAATGGGTCCAAGAAAACTGGTATGGCCCACACCCGAACACAAAACCGTATCAGTGGAAGCGCATGTGCATCATTGCGCTGGTGCTGATCACTACCATGCTGTTGTTCAAGTGGGGTCAGCCATGATCAAGCTGCATGAGGTGCCGCCGGATATCTACGCAGAGCACCTTGCCCACCAGAAGTCCCAGGTTGCCCGGGCATTGCGGCTGTATGTGCGCACGAAGGGCTTCACCTACAGGCATGGCGCCTACCTCGTAGGCTGCAGCTATAACGCCTTCGGCCATGTCATGCGTGGTGAGGAGTGGAGGGTATCCTTCGACCTCATCTTCCGTATGGCTACCGTGTTCGGTATCAAAATCCACATTGGGGTGTCTCTGCCCCAGAACGATGTAACCTGTAAGACCGCTGGCCCTTCGGGCCTGTAAAGGCATACGTCTGCCACAAAATCCCTTTCTGATCCAATATTCTGGAGTATTTCCCATGGCCGTTACCCGTAACCAAGATCGCAACAACGCCCCTGCTGCCCGTACTGAGCGTGAGCCAAGCCAAGCCAAGAAGACCCTAGGCTTCTTCAACATCAACATCCCTACCGTCGGCGGTACACCGATCCGCGTCGATGCTGTACGCCTGATGGAAGGCACCAAGGTGCATGAGCAGCTGGCTGCATACCTCGGCTGCACTCGCCCCGGCGACGAGAAGTTGCAAGGTGAAGAGCTGGTGGCCGAGAAGGCCAAGCGTCTGGCTGAAGTGGTCTCCAAGCTGGAGTTCAGCTTCAACCCAACCCGTACCGAAGAAGAGTCCCTGCTGGCTCTCGGCGTCTGACCTACCTGGCCACTACCTTCGGGTGGTGGCCTACCTTTTGGAGAGCAATCCAATGGTAAAGATCATCGCTTCGTGCATGCTTCGCGTAACCCTGTACCTTTCCGTCTGCATTTCCCTCTTTGCACTGTTTATTAACTAAGGAGCTTCAAATGTTCGGTGAAATCATTCAACTCGTTCCTCACATGGTCGGTTACGGCTTCACTGTGCTGCTTTCGTTGCTGGTGGGTTACCATCTGCGCGAAAAGCGGCATGAGGTTAACCTGAATGCGGCAATCGCCAACTTCGAAGAAGGCTGTGCTGGTCTTCGCGCAATAAACCAAGAGAATCTGAAGATCGAGCGCGCTGTGCGGCGTGAGCTGGAAATCTCCGTACTCAAGTGCGGTGAATCCATTGAAAAGATGGCTCAAGAGCTGGAAGCTGAGAAGAGGCGTGCTGACTTCAACGATGGCTTCCGTAGGGCAATTGTTGAACCATTGGTAGCCCTACGTCTATGGAATACTGGAAACATGGATGTTCGCCCGTCTTCACTGCTCAATGTGCTTGTAGCGCACGCCGAAGACTGTGTATTGAACCCCGAAATGAGCAAACGAGCGAAGAACCTGTTCATTCGTGGTGTACGTAAGGGCGCCAAGCAAGGGCGTGAGCAGATGGCCAAGCTGATGCAGAAGTCCATCGACAATCAGGCTGCGACCATCGAAAGCTATGGCCGTGCTTACCAGATTGCTGAAAAGCGTCGTGCTTTGTTCCGTATTGGTGTGAATAACGTCCTGAAGGACAAGATTGGTCTGCCTGCTGTACGCCGTAGCATACTGAATGGTATCGCAGAGGAAGTAGCACGTCTGCATGACGTGGAAGCGCGTAAAGAACTCACCAAAGCTCAAGGAGAATAACTGTGGAAGAAGCACTGATGATCGCGTTTGTCGCCCTGTTTATCCTGACCGTTGTCAAATTCGGTCGGGTTCTGTCGCAAAGCCAGAAAGGGAGTGAGATTCACGAATTACTGGGCATGAAGTTGGAAATTGTGCACCAGATGCTGGGGAATTTCCCACAAAAGCGTGAAACCATCTGGTGTGATGGCGTCAAAGATGCTCAACAGCATCTCAATGCTCGTATTCGTGCTGGTATCGCACATGCCTCGCTCTATGAGCGGGGTAAGCGCACTCACCGCATGAATCATGACGGTATCTTGGTGCCGGTATGACCAAAAATACCAATAAAGAAGGTATGGCACAGGAGCGTCTGCTTAAAGGCGTTCCTGATGAAGAAATGGCGCAATTTTGCGATGTCTGGGCAAAAACGGCAGACCCTATGTACTCGACAAATAACGTGGTACCTCGTGCGTACATTGAACAGGAAGTGATAGTTGCTGCTTTCAAAAATGGTGTCGTACTAGAGACCGAGACCAAAGCCCGGTTTAAGCTGGGTGACTGGGCTCAAGCTGCACATAAGAAGCACGGGCCTTGCCGCGTGATTGCCTTTAAACCAGGTGAGCTGATGTGGCGTGAGGTACGCTGGAAGAATGCCAACAGCGGTACTCTGTACCGTAGGCCTTCCTTCATGACGCTCAATCCTGCGCAAGTGCCTCAAGAGCTACAGCTTGCTGCATTAATGTTGGGGTAGTTATGGAATATCGTTACTTCTTTACCAAAGACGGCGCAATCCAAGGGGTTGAGACGCTTAATGTAACGACCTCGTTCATATACTTGCAGAACATAGGTCAAATGTACGAAGGGTGCCACTGCTGGGCTAAGTTAGGGAATACCACATGGTATTCCTGCCCAGCTGCGGGCTTTGCGTTCACCCGCATGGAAGCTCACCAATCATGGGAAGAAGTCCCTGATTACGTTCGAATGGCAGAGGCTTTGTTATGAGTCTGACTGTTTTCATCAACTGTGGTAACGCATGTGAGGTGCGCGACATCCCTGAGTTTGACTGGAAGGCTCTGGACGCAGTTTGTGCAGAGTTTTCTGAGAATCACCTATGGGCGCACCTGAGTACGCAAGGATGGTGTATCTACTCCCGTGTTCATAAGCGCTGGAAGGTTATAGCATCCAGTGCTGTACCGGAAATCATCAAAATGGCGAGGTTGCTGCATTGATCGGCCCTTGGTACGTAGTTCGTGATGGAGACATCATTGACGTGCTTGAAAAGGCAACGCTCGACTCTAAGGGGTGGATAAACTACCGAAAACGCATAAGCGAGCATGAAAATGCAGTAGCTTGGAAAAAAGACAAAGAAGGATGCTGGCATAGCTTACGAAGCTCTGATGCTCTTAATGGGCATTGGGTATCCTTCGTTACCCCACCAACTTGTGTAAAAATGGCGGATATTCTGCAATGACTACGTGGTATATCATAGAAGACGACATTATTGTGCACGTTTTCTCTGCTTCGGCGCACGGAGAAGTCAGTACGTTTGATAGGCGGGAAATACTACGCAAGAGTTATCCTAACGCCACAGCATGGCTCTGCAAGCCTTGGCTTGATGAGGAACTACGCTGGTACTCGCTCCCATGCAAATATGCGCACATGGCTTTGTGGGATCACGCACAACCTCCCGAAGTTTTACAAATGGCTAAATTACTGGAGATTTCGTAATGAAAGAACTGAAACGTGGTGACATGATGGAAGTTTTCGGTGAAGTGGATCACTTCATCGTTGCTGTGGGGAGTAAGCTGCGTAGCGAAACCAAAGAGCTGATTATGCTCAACGGTCTCTCCGGGGTTCTGGGTACTAAATACCCTACCCTACCGGCTGCTATGGGAAAGTGGATCGCTGAGACCTGTGGTGATGGCGGTGCCTTCTACCTGCGTTGCGCAGGCAAGGTGGGCATCATACAGAACATGGATCTGCCTCGCAATGGGGTGAACCTCTCCTACATCGGAGCTGGTGTGCTCATGCTGTCCCAGCTGGCACGCCTGCACTCCGAGAAGAAGTACGCCCTCGAATGGCCTGGCCACACCGAGCCTGAGTGGTTGCTGAAGAACATGTTCGATAAGCTGCCGGCTAACGTGGAGGTCTGGAAGCCATGATCAGGGGCGCGGTGTCAATCCTGTTCAACCCCGTTACCCTTACCGTAGAGCGCTTCCACGAAGGCTGGCTCAGGACAGCCGAATGGGGCGCCAACACCCTCTATTACCTAACTGGGTTTGGGGAAGGTGAGCCGGGCCGCTGGTTTTACTACAGCAGCGAGCACGACGGCCGTGACATCAAGTTCGACAACATGCCGGAGGAGGTGCGCTTGGCGTACCTGTTAAGCCAATGAATGCTGTAGATCCTTGGGGTAATCCTTATCCCATAAGCAAGTTTGAACCCGTATCAATTACATGGGACTACGTGAACGAGGTTGTGGTGGAAAAGAACCACTTCAGCCTGTTCTCTACTACGTGGGAGTTTCTATATTCCCCGCAGGACCCTTTCGCCATCTCTGAGTGGAAGGTTTGCCGTTGTCCGGGCGATGAATCTTGGGTGCATGAGAGCGACGTGCCCGAAATGGTTCGAATGGCCTTATTGGTGTGCACATGAAAGCAAAACAGATTGGTTTCTGCCGAGTTACTCAAAGTTTGGTCACGGATAGTAAGATTCTGGATATTCCGTATCTTCAAGATGATATGGATGTTTACAGCAAGACCTCCATGGGCCCTTGGAAGGTATGGGCGCCTGAGTACCAGTGTTACAAGATCATTCACGAAAATGAGGTCCCTGACGTAGTTAAAATGGGGGTAATGCTGCTATGAGTCGTGTTCCTATTATCTTTAACAGCGTAAGCCAGAAAGTTATTCGTATAGAAAGCCTGCCTGAGCATAATCTAATTCCTGATGAATACTTTCATGAAGTTGATATAAACGGGGAACTTACACTGTACGTGCATGTGACCGGACGAAAAGATAGTAAGGAGTGGCTGTGCTGGAACAAAAGGGCACAAGAATGGTTCCATTTTCCTAATCCGCATGAGCAAATCAAGCTTGCGAGGATGTTGGTATGAAACGTGTACCTCACGTAACAAATAATGAACATATGGCCATCTACACCCTTGTGTTGGTCATTAATGGGCTGCCAGAGGTGTATAGGAACGAGCGAATTGACAATATCATCAATGAAACTCGCGTAGCCTACATAGAAGATCCTTTTATGCTTTGCTATATAAAAGACTCTAAGGGTTGGCGTAAAGGTGAGTGGTTTCATTCACAGAGACGATACTTCTGGGACTCTGTAGCAAACAACTCAGTTCCTGACATTATCCTACTTGCGGAGATGGTTGCACCATGAGTGCCTTGTGGGTCATCTTGAATGATGACAAAACGGAAGTTATTGAGGTGTTTACCTCTGAAGATTCAAATTCACAACCTTTTCAGGAGAAGTTCAAGAAACATAAAGCAGGCACCGTCTTTTGTCGCCGAGCCGAGACTTATAGCGTAAGAGTTAACTGGTATTACAGCATGCATGTCTGGCATGACGTAACAAGGTGGGGTTACGGTGAGCCTGACCTGATTACATGGTCTGCATGCTATATCATCCCTGAAATAATCAAAATGTTGGAGATCGTAAGCCAATGATGAAAGCTTTCAATGTGATAAACGGGGAACTGGTTGCCGTAGTAACTTCCGCAGGCTTCGACATGACAGCTACTGGTTTAGAGTTAGCGTTCCCCCACGGTAAAGTTTACCGTTGGGTATCTTCACTACCGATCGACTTTATCCCGTGGCGTGTCCTGGTGCGTAAGTTTCATAAGCATGGAAGAGATTACTATGGGACATTAATGCCCATAAAAGAAGTCGATTTACCTGAAGTGGTGCGCTTAGCGCACATGGTTTCGTAAGATCAATAAAAGGAGTTATATCCGTGAAAGCTACCCTTATGCTCACCGACGACATGCAAAAGGCAAACGAGTACCGCTTTGCCCGCCATCATGTCGATAAGTACATGCGTGATTACGTCTTGAATGACGTTGAAGTTATCCCGCTGCTGGATAAGGGTGTTGAGATACTCACTGAGTGGGTAAATACCGAATTCAGCTACGAAAGCAAGAACATCCGCGTATCCGCCCTTAAAGGCATGGATCTGCGTGAACTGGTCACCGAAGTAGTGGTGGCCTCGGCCTATTGCCAGCATGAAGAGCTGTTCACCAGCTTCACTGCACGCATGGCCGGTATACTGGGCTGGGACGACAAGAAGTCGAGCATCACCACAGTGGCTGAGATCACTGCGGTGCTGTGCGATACTGACCTGTTCGACCTGACCCAAGCAAACCGCTTCAGCTCTTGGAACATTCTCAGCAACATCACCTTGTCGCTGGAACTGCAGGAATACATAGCAAACTGTGCCTACCTGCCCCCACTGGTGCATAAACCAAGTAAGCTGAGGCACAACCGCGATACTCCGTATCTGACCATCGGGCAAGACTCGGTGATCCTCAACAAGGGTCACCACAACGACGACGTGTGTCTTGATGTGCTGGATTCCAAGAATGCTGTGGCTTTGTCGCTGGATTTGGAATTCCTCAGCACTGTCGAGGAAGAGCCCAACAGCGAGCTGGATTCCCCAGAGAAACAGAACATGTGGTTGCGTATGAAGAAGCAATCGCATGAGTTCTACCTGCTGATGGCGAAGCAAGGCAACAAGTTCTACCTGCACCACAAATATGACAAGCGTGGACGTATCTACGCTCAGGGCTACCACATTTCTACCCAAGGGGCTCCCTACAAGAAGGCGATGATTGAATTCGCCAATAAGGAAGCTGTAACTGATATCCCGCAGGAGTTCCAACTATGAAACGCTTCATGCTGTTTGGTCGCGATTGTTATTATCCGGCAGGTGGGTGGCAGGACTTCGAAGGAGACTTTGATACTGTCGAAGATGCTCGCGCGCATATCCTTGCTCAAGAGTATCGTCGTGATGCTTATGATTTGATCGACGTGGACACTAAAGAAGATCACTGGAAGGAGCTTAACCTTTGAAAGAAGCGTGGTTTGAAATTAAACGGGCTGCCAAGGCCTTTATCATAATGTGCAAGGCATTCGAGAATGCTTTTGTACACACCCTTGAACAACCGGAGAAAAAGAAATGAAAGAGATGAAACCAAAGCCTAAACCTGTGAAACAAGAACCTAAGGCTGTCCGCCGTGTTGGCGCAATGCGCTTCACCAAGTGTGGCACCTTCCGAGGTTTCAATTATGGCTAGATTGTTCATTAGGTACGAGCCAGTGGAATGTCATGTAGCTATTGGGCTTGGGCTTAACAGCTTCAAAGTGGATGCTCGCCATTTAACCGATAGAGGGTTGGATATTTGCAGGTACTCTATCGACCCCTGTTACGTGTGCTTTGTGCATGAAGGTAAATGCTACGCAGGGCGTACATTTAACACATTCACCGCATTTGGTGAAAAAATTGTTAGTGTCTCATGCGTGCCATTCAACGATTATTCACCTGGCCAGAAAATGATTCTGGCTGACATGATACTGGGGTAACTATGGCTAGATTGTATGTTGCAGGCGAGCTTGTGGATGCAAACTGGCCTGAGCCTAAACGGACAAGTACAGGGAACCACGTTTACACCCGTTCGAAGCCGTGTTGGGACGAAAAGCACGATAATGATATCCGTGTGCTTGTTTTTACCCGGTCTGGTGATTATGCCGTGTTTATCCCTAATGTTTACTGGGGCACTGCCCTAGGAAGGGACAAAGTGGAAGTATCATGGCACAGAGTGCATCATTCTAACCGTGAGCAATATATTCCAGACGTTTTCCGTCTGGAGCGCATGATTCTCAATTAAGTTCAATAAAGGTGAGTAAACCATGAAATTCTATACCCCGTTCCAGTGGCTGTGTGTTGATATCGCAAACCAAGGCTATGATGACAAGAAACTGTTCGAAGAACGTGTTGAGTGGGTGAAGGAGAACTTCGCCCGCTTGCCGTACCTGAACACCAGCAAGAAAGAACGTCCGCTGTACCTGAAGGCTGTCAATGCCCTGTACCGTGCTTGCCGCGGTCAACAGATCGGTCACATGGTTGGCTTGGATGCAACGTGCTCGGGCATGTCCATCATGTCCGTGGTCACCAAGTGCTTCAAGGGCTGCCTGGCCACCAACCTGATCGACCCTGACAAGCGCAATGACGCCTACACCATGGTCACGGACGCTGCCAGCAGAATGCTGGAAGGCGACCTGATCATTGACCGTAATGACGCTAAGCAGGCCACCATGACCACGCTGTACGGCTCGCAGAAGACTCCCCGGGAGATCTTCGGTACCGATACCGAGGAACTGGACGCCTTCTATGCTGGCTTGGTCGAGGTTGCCCCGCTGGCGGTAGAGTTGCTGGGTGACCTGCGTAACGCCTGGCAACCCTATGCGCTGGAACACCGCTGGGTGTGCCCAGACAACTTCAACGTCCGTATCAAGGTGATGCAGAAGGTTGAGGGTGAGCGTGTCGAGGTTGACGAGCTGGACGGTGCCACGTTCACCTATGACTATTACATCAATGAGGGTTCCAAGTCTGACCTGAAGCTGGTGGCCAACGTTACCCATTCGCTGGACGCCTACCTGCTCCGCTCCATGGAGCGTCGCTGTAACTACAACAAATCAGCTGTGACCAAGGCCCTGTGCCTGTTGCTGGATGAATACAAGCACCGTAAATCTGGCTTCCACGTTGAGTGGCACCTCGGCGAAGCAGTCAATCTTGCGCAACAACTCATTGCTGTTTGGGGGGGTTGCGAGATGCCAGATGCACGGCTGTTTGACGTGTTGAATGAACGCGATGTGCGCTTCATGGACGATAGGCATATCGCGCAGATGATTGCCTTGGCTGATCAACTGCTGGAACGCGAACCGTTCGAGATCGTCACCGTTCACGATGAGTTCAAGTGCCACCCGAACAACTGCAACTGGATGCGCCTTACCTATGCACAGATCATGGCCGATTTGGCCCGTGCTCGCGTGCTGGAGGACATCTACGAGCAGATTACCGGTATGACCCCAACCTATGAGAAGAGCATGGACGGCGATGAGCTGGCTGCGCTGATTCTGGAGAGTAATTATGCGCTGTCGTAAACCATGGACCTTTGGCGACACGATTTCAGTAATTACCATAAATTGTGTCTTGTTCATCCCACCAGCATTAGCGCTTGTTGAGTACTTGTGCAGGTGATGCATAAAAATTCAGTAGAGTGAGTGCACTCCGTGCACTTTGATGAGCCTTCCCCCGAAAGGGGGAGGGTATTATTTTTTTCTTTAGGGGACGCCCCAGGAGAGGGGCTGAGGTGAGTAAACCATGAATGAAGAGCAAACCAACAAGGTGACTGTCTGGGCAGTTACCGCGCCCGGGTTCACCATAGGCAGTCTGGCTGAACAGGTCAAACGCTCGCGGGCTGAGGTGGATTGTTTCACTGAAACTGCACGTCAGTTGCTTCGCGAGTGGAAAGCCCGCGGCAAAGTGAAATTCAACCGCGGCCAGTGGAAATGGGTGATTAATTAGTGAGCAAGATCATAGCAGAGTACGAACGTGTCACCGGCGAGTCTTTTGAGGCTGCTTGTAAACGACTCGCGCGGGAAAACTGCTGTGGTTACATGGCAGCCGAGCTAATCGGCTTCACCAGCAAACAAGGCCTTGATTACGCGATGAAGAAGCGCGGTATCGAGGTGATATTCAGGAGTGTCAAACTTCCTGGTAAATCTGACAGAGCCGGAAGGTATTTGCGAGCAAAGCTCCGCAAAGAGGGGAAATTGCCACCAATTTCCAAATCTCCGGCTAAATCGTCAAAAACACAGTCAGAGCATTACTGGCGTAAATTAAACCAAGGAATTGAGGGTAACAATGCGGAAAGTAAGTGAAGCTCGACGGTTTACCACCGATGAGCCAGAAGTGAAACGCACCGCCTACGTTGTTGAAGAACAGGACGTAGGTAAGACCCAGAAGAACTACCTGGGTCAAGAACCCTACACCTTCCAGCCAGACGACGTTGGCCGGGCGCTGGAAGTGGTACAAAACAAGTCCCCAGGCTCCATGTCCTGGCGATTCGGCTCGATGTTCAATGACATCACAGCCGAGTACCCTGAAACCAAACCTTACCTTGGCGCCCCTAGCGCAGGGGAGTAGCTATGCTGAAAATGTTCCAAGTTACCTGGTTTGACGCAGGTAACTGTGAAATTGCCGCTGTCCGCCTGGAAGCGACCTCTATCCCGGGCGCGTATGCCCCGGCTTACCACGGGCTCAACCGCAAGCAGTTTGCGGAGGTCCAAAGCGAAGCTGTCCGCATGACAGTCGAGGAAGTGTAATGAGCAAGAACAATCAGCGTAATCTAAGCGAAATCAACCTGGGCAACCAGACCTATGACCGTGGTTTCGCCGACGGCTTTGCCGGCCGGCCAAAGTCGATCAAGAAGTCCCACCGCCACGCGCATCGTTACCATACCGGCTACCGACATGGGGCCGAAGGCTTTGGAAAATCCAACAAAGAATGGCCACCCTCGCCGGGTATCACCAATGGTAATCTGCCTGGGGTGATTACCCTTATCCAAGGTGAAGGTGCCAAGGCTTTGGCCGATGGCAACAAAATCCTCAAATGGCACCAGCGTCTGCTGGCCTGGTTCCGCAGCTAGGAGAAAACCATGGACATCAACAAGCCGGTGGCACTACCTGCACGAAAGAAATGGGTAACCCCTTTGGGGAGCGCCACGATCGATATCGAGGCTGACGGCTGGAACGCCTGCCTCGACGAAATCGCCAAGCTGGGGCCGCTGTATCCCTGCGCCGATCCTGGCGAGGTTGATCGGCTGCAAGCGGCGCTGCGCACCGAAGTCGAGGCCGGTGACAGCTGGAAGCGTGAAGCGGAAACCCTGCGAGCCCAGCTGGCCGAAGCGCATACGCTGCTGAGTGAGGTGATGGAACCCGCGTGTAAACTACAGCCTATCAGTCATTCACTTATCGATAAGATTGACGCCGCCCTATCCGCCAGCGCAGAGCCAAAACCAGGAGAATAACTGCACTCCGTGCAGTGTTGTGACCGCTCCGGGGAAACCCGGGGCATTAACCTTGGAGAACGACCATGAAGTGTGAAGTCTGCGGCGAGGAGCACTTCACCTCACTCATTGACCCTCGCTACACCCATGTTTGTCATCAGTGTGTTGAAGACGGTATGGCTGGTATCGCTGAAGGTGATGAAGTGTTTCGTGTGATACTTTCCTGTCGATGTGGTAACTCTGGGCCTGTGAATTACGATGACGGGCTATGTATCGGCTATTACTGTGGGAGCAGTCAATTTTGCATACCGTGACCGACAGTATGCTCGAAACCTTACAAGATAAGTGTCGTTTACCCTGGACCAGGTGCCAGATGGTCAAGATGGTCAGTCTTTACCTGGAAGAGGGTAAAAGCTGCAGGGAGATTGCCAAGTTGTATGGGATCTCCTACAACACCTGCCGTAGGATGCTTTCCATCCTGGGCGTCGAATTCCGTACCTCTGGTACATTCCAACGAAAATTTACCGACGAAGACGAGAAGTTCTTCCTTCGTTGTAACCGTCGCGGACTTTCCGTGACCGATTTAGCGACAGTCAAACAAGTGACCGTCGAAACCATGAACAAAAGTCTGCGCCGTGCGCGCATCAAGGAATATAAATGTCCAACCTGAAAAACCTCCCGATCAGCTTGAAAATTGCTGACGAATTCCTGGCCAGTTTCGAAAAAGACCCGGCTGTAATGGCTGCTGCGGCCCGCGCACTCATGGATGAGGTCAAACGTGCTCGCCAGGTGCTCACCGACGGCTACAACCGCAAAGAGCTGACCGTGTGTAACGGCAAGCTGGGTTATGTCGACCCGAAGGATGCTGCGCGCTTCCTATCGGATGAAATCCCGCGCCTCACCATCTACCGTAAGAAGAAGTCGGCGCATAACATGGCTCTCTTCTACCCGAAACCCCCCCGTTTCTACCTGGAGAACCAGGCCAAGGCGAAACCAGCCCGTAAAGGGGTGAAGCGTTAATGGCTCGCCCGTCGTACATCCGCCACGTCAAGATCCGTTCCGAACAACTGCGGGCCATGCTGCATGAAGCCTGGAAACTGGGCAACGAGTCGTATGAGATTCACGAACAGCCTGCCGGTGAAGTTGAACGCCGTGGGCACGTCCTGGACATCATGTTGAAGGCCGGCCTGGCCGAAATGAAGGAGTAAACCATGTGGGTAATCCGTGACAGTGACGGCGCAGAAACCCTGCATGCCATCTACCCAGAATGGGCCAAAGACTTGGAACACCTAACGGTCACCGAATTGGTACCGAAAGCGTTGTACTCGGCCGTGGCCGAAGAGCTGGCAGAGGTTAAGAAAGAGTTGACCACAGCACAGGCCTTGGCCAGGCAGCACATGCGAGCAATGCGTCAGCGTGGTGAGCGTATGCGGGAAATCGAAGCCTGCAACAACAAGTACTACGGCTTGCTGCAGCAATACAACCTCATCGGGAAACCGCTCGATGATTCACCCATCATCAGAGAAAAAGTCTGATAAGGACCAGATATGCATCAGGTTATCCAACCGGTGCACAATCCTGTCTTCCCTGTGTACGACGACCTCCATGACGTGATCATGGAGGCCTCGTATGCCTTGGATGACGGTTTGCTCACCACCAACCATTTACGCCAGCTGTTCGGCAGCTACCACAACACCCTTATTGCCAAGATGACTGCGGCTGATCAAGGGAAGCCTCAACCACCCGTGCCATCTGGTTGATACGCTCTTCCAAGCGTGCAATATCTTGCATGTGCTCGGAGCGCAACATCTCAAACTCCGAATTAACTGCTTGCCGAAGATCATTGAGCTGACGGTCTACTGATGCTTCAAGTGCTTGCACCTGCTCATCGGTGTAACCCTTGGCCCCTGTAACCTCACCCCGGATCTGCTGGGAAAGCTCGGCATACTTCTGATCCGTGTAACTCCACAACTGATCCACTTGAGTCGTCTGGCTTTCAAACTTCGCATCCACTTTGTCCGCGTTCGTTTGCACCACCTTACCCAACTCATCGGTATGCGCCTTAGCGCGCTGTTCCGAAGCGTCAATCTGCGGTTGCCAGTTCTCAGGCGCCAAGCTGTTCAATGCAGCGTAGAGCTGCTCGATATGGTGCTGCATTTCAGCATTCGCTTGGTTTATGCGAACAACCTCAGCATCGGTATACCCTTTGGCCTCCAGCAGGCCCTGCTTGTCGCCATTGTCCACATAGACAGTCCAGCCTTCAGGCAACCCAGGACTTACACCAGAAGATCCCATACCGTACATAGGGAAAACGTCAATATCTCCTTTCACCATGGCTTGAGTAGGCAATTCGCCGGTGAGCATCGAACCATAGACGCTCCAGCCACGCTGAAGCATTTGGTCGATTTGATGCACCATGGTGTCTTCACCCGTCTTGCTCACCAGGCGATACTGAGGCGCTGACGCCACCTTGCCTGTACGGATCATCAACTGGGCCGGCGTGCCGGAAACCAAGGTAGGTGATCCCACGAGCGCAAAACCGAGCTTGGCTGCGTTCTCAACCAGCTCATGCATAGGCACTTGGCCAATTTTCTGAATGACGCGGATGTTTTCGTTCATGTTATTCCCCCGGGTAAAAGAAAACCGCCAAAAGGCGGTTTTCTTCGGCACGTCAGTTTGGGTTGAACCCACCTCCCCCATTTACGGGGCAGTAGCACCCTTTCCCACAATCACTTGGTTCAGAAGAACCTGAGTAGTAGCATGCTGAGCGTTGTTGTGTGCTTCGCTGAGCTGGATGCGCAGCTCAGTGGCACGAGAACGTTCGGCATCCAGCGCCTGTTGCAGAGCCAGCTCGCGGCCCTTCGACGCTTGGTCTTGGATGTTGAAGTTGGTCGCGGCGAAGCCTTGCGAGATGGTGCCACTCAGACCACACAGGGCCAGAGCGTTGGCCGAAGCAGCGTCGGTCACGGCGTCTTTGACGGTACCGAAGCCAATGGCGTTGCCAGCACCCAGGCCAGCGATCATGCCCTGAGTTTGCTCGCGCTGGAAACCAGCGGCCAGCTGATTCAGGCTGTTGTTCATCTGGTCAGGGGTAACAGCACCGGATTGACCGTTGTTACCGCGGCCGCCACCGAAGATACCGTTTTCGCCCAGCAGGAGGCCAGCAACACCGGCAGCCAGAGGACCCCAGGCGGAAGTTTCAGTTTTGGTGTCAGACATGTCTACATCCTTCTCTTTGGTTTGGGACTGCATTGTTTCGGCAGGTGCCTCAACCGAAGTTGCGCTTGCTGCCTGACTTTGCAGGTGATTAGCCCGGCGTTCCCGGGCTCGTTGCTCTAAAGCGGCGAGATCCACGATCACCCCTTGCCAATTGTGCAAGACAGGATTGTCTCGCTGCGGCTATCATATGGCCTCCATGTCTTACGGAAAAACCAACTATGGCCAAGAAAGCGGGGCGACCCCTGTTATATGAGTTCGAAGACAACCCAATGAAGGTGTTTTCGGTGCGATTGAACGTAGTACAAGAGCGTGACGCACTGAAGCTCGGCGGAGGCAGTCTAAGCGATGGCATCCGTAAAGCATTGGAATTCGCAATTCAAAATAAGGGGAAAATTGCATGAACATGCAGCAACTGTTACCAATTATTTCTCAAGTGGTCGGCCGTGATGTTTCCGGTGAGGTGAACTTGTTCATCCGCTCCCGTGAAGCCCTCGGACGTGCACTTAATCCAGAAGGTCAACGGTTTGTGCTGGGCCATTGGCGCCAGCTGCCAGACTTCCTGGAATCCCAGGCTGGACGTGATGCAATGATCGCATTCATCAACTCCTGGATCGTCGGAACCTACCCGCAACTCGCTCCACCGCCTCAAACCACCGTACCTCAACTGCAGGTGCCGGAAATCCCGGCCATTGCACCAGAACCCCCATCCGCTCTATTGAGCTAAACAAAACCCCGCTTCGGCGGGGTTTTTCATTTCTAGGATCTACTATGTCCGCCAAAACTGTTGAGCAAGTCCGTCGTGTGCTTGAAATTCACCAAACCAGTGAAGCGAAGATCAGGCCTCACTTCTTCCTAACTGGCCCGTCCGGCTCGGGCAAGACCTACAACATCCAGGCCATCTGCGATCAGCTGATGCTGCCGATGTTTGAAATCAACTGCGCTGCCCTGACCAAGGAAGGCATCTCCGGCAATTCCCTGTCCAAGGCTCTCGCGCCGGTGGCGCAGTCGGCCTTTGGCCCGGCTGTGGTGTTCTTGGACGAATTCGACAAGATGTTCGTGCAAGGCAACAACAACGCTGTCCTGGCTGGTGATTCCACCTCGGCTATCCAGAATGAGCTGCTGAAGGTGCTGGAAGGTAAAACCACCAGCGTCTACACCGGCAACTATGGCCAGTACGAGCAGATCACCATCGACCACTGCCTGTTCATCTTCGCCGGCGCTTTCAACGGCGAAGGGGATATCGACCTGGACCGCTTGCGCGCCTTCGGCATCAAGACCGAATTGCTCGGACGAGTGGGCCTTTCCTTCAACATGGAAAAGGTCAAACTGGCCGACCTCCTGGCAGCCGTAGAAACCAGTGAATTGCTGGACAGCTACTGCAAGTTGTTCCCTGGCGCTGACCGCGACACTGTTGTCGCTGAGGTGCAGAAAGTGGTCTCCGATAACTACGAGATGAACACGCTCGGCTATCGCCAGATCACCACCCTGATTCACCAGTACTTCATCAACGGTTCGCTGGCCAAGGCCAAGAAGCAACCGGTGTTCAACAAAGCTTTGACCCTCCCAACCCCTACCGACCTGTTCGACAACAACTAAGGAAAATTCCTCATGTCTATGCTCAAAGACTTCGAAATCCCAATGGGCGAAGCCGCTCAACACGTCCGTGATTGCTTGCTGGCCAACCTGGTTCCAATCCTGCGCGGTAGCCCGGGCATCTCCAAATCCGCAGTGATCCACAGCATCGCCGAAGAGCTGAACCTGTGCATGATCGACATGCGCTTTGCTGGCTTCGACCCTACCGACATGAACGGCTTCCCCGGCCTTGACATGGCAGAAGGCATCGCCAAGTACTACCCGCTGGAAGGCTTCCCTCTCGACACCGACGAGCTGCCAATCAACCCAAAAACCCAACAGCCGTACGCCGGCTGGCTGGTGTTCTGTGACGAGCTGACCTCGGCCCCTGAGATGGTTCAGGCTGCATCGTACAAGTTCTTCCTGGACCGCAAGGTGGGCCAGCGTAACCTGCACGAGAAGGCCTACATCTGCGCGGCCGGCAACCATGACGACGACCAGGCGGTAACCGTGGCCATGTCCACTGCGCTGATCTCTCGCCTGGTCAACCTGTCGGTTACCCACGACATGGATCACTGGCTGAAGTGGGCACAGAAGGGCAACATCCGCTCGTTGATCACCTCCTACCTGGAGTGGCGCCCGGAGGCCTTCTACACCTTCGACAACAAGAACCCGGACCAGCCGTTCGCGTGCCCACGTTCGTGGGAATTTGTGAACAAGCTGCTGGATGTGTGGAACGGCAACCCAATCGGTAAGCTGGCCCCCATTGCCGGCTGCGTCAACTCCATCGCTGTCGAGTTCATCGCGTTCGCGGGCATGCGTGCCAACCTACCGAAGAAGTCCGAAGTACTGGCTGACCCGCTCAATGCCAAGCTGCCAGGTAACGGCGACCCAGGCCCGCTGTACGCACTGACTGGTGCGCTGGGTGACTGGTTCGAGCCGGACAACGCCGAAACCATGATGAAGTACATCAGCCGTATCCCGGCCGAGTACCAAATCGTGACCATGCGCAATATCACCCGCCGTCAAGGTATGGCGGTGCTGGGCAATCCGGCAGTAGCGGCGTGGATGAAAGCCAACGCCAGCGACTTCGTAGGCTAAGGCCATGGCGCAGACTTACATAGCTGCGCCTGGGGAGGATCTGCAGCTGCTCCTGGATGCTATAGGGGCAGGTAGGGTCCAGGCCCAGCACAACGTTGATGATCTGGTGGTGTTGGTTTTGAACGGACATGCAGGTAAAAACCTGCAAGTGCTAAAAAAAGCCGGCCTTTCATTCAACTATGCAAGTTTTGCCCATAAAACACCGTGTTCTGCCACAGAAGTAGGGCAGTGCCGCTATGGGCACGACGGCGAAGTGATGTTCCACAATCTTGTGCCTGATCGGGAACTTTCCCAGGCCCTAGTGCGGTTGATAGACCGCAAAGAGTTTGACGGGCCCGAACTGTATCGCATTGTCCTCGTGTGCTGTGGTACCGAGTCCTGGGACAGCCGGCACGAAAACGGGCAGATGTACAAGATGCGCTGCCTACTCTCTGACTAACCAAACTGCCTTGGAGGCAAACCAATGGAACAACATGCTGAATTCTGGAAGGCTGTCACCAAGGCACGTCTTGACCTGATGCAAATGCCTAGTGCCACTTTTGTGACCACTCTGGCCCTGATGATGAAGCAGAAGGTAGATGTCCCTGGCATCGACACTGCGGCCACTGATGGCTTGTCCATCTTCTACAACGCCAAGTTCTTCTTGTCCTTGCCCCGTAAACAGCGCTGCACCCTCATTGCCCACGAGGCCATGCACGCGGCCCTGGAGCACATGGTCTTGGCCAAGGAACACGGCATCACCCCAGAAATGCACCGCAAGTTCAACCGGGCAGCTGACTACGTAATCAACGACTTCCTGGTGCAGGGCGGCTTTGAGCCTATCCCGAAGTGGTGCCACGACGTGAAGTACCGCGGCATGAGCACCCTGCAGGTGTACCGGCTGCTGGAAGACGAGCCTGAGCCTCCTGCCTCTAGTGGGGGTGGTGGAGGGCAAGGCGAAGGGGGAGAAAATCCTTTCGATGATCTGCTTCCGGCTGGTGTCAGCGAGCCAGACATGACCCCCGGGCAGGCTGCCCAGAAGATCCGTGGCAACATCACATCGGCGGCGGTAGCTGCCAAGATGAAGGATGGCGACAAGCCTGGGAGTATTCCGGCCGACGTTCAGGTGTTCCTGGACGGCCTGCTGAAGCCGAAATTGCCGATGGCTGCGCACCTGCGCAAGTTCTTCAACGCCATCGACAAATCCAACTACAGCTGGCAGAAGCTGAACCGCCGGTTCTACCCTCAGCTGATGCCCGGCCTCAAGGGCAAGAAGTTGGGGCATATCGCCTTCGCCTTCGACATGTCGTCCTCGGTCAGCGACTCGGACATCAAGCGCTACGTGACTGAGCTGATGGCCGTGGTGCGCAACCTCAAACCAGAGAAGATCACCCTGGTACAGTTCACCTGTGAGCTGAAGTCGGTACACAAGATCAAGTCGGTACAGGACCTGGCCAATATCGAGCTTCGCGGCCGGGGCGGTACCTGTATCGAGCCCCTGATGGAATGGGCCAAGATCAACAAGCCCACGGCGCTCTGCGTCTTCACGGATGGCGAGTACCCGCATCCATCTTTCAACCCAGGTTGCCCTATCATGTGGATGATCCATGGCTACTCCAAGGACAACTTCCACTGTGACTTCGGCACCACCATCCGCTTTGACGTGGAGGACTGATGAGTGAGTTAATCCTGACCCCCAGCCAAGAGCGGGGCTACGACAAGTTCCAATCGTTCTACCTCGACCCGTCGCAGACAGTCATGCTGCTCAAGGGTTACTCTGGCACCGGCAAGACCACCTTGGTGAAGCGTTTTCTGCAGGATATTCCGCAGATGGACGCGATGGCCAAGTTGATCGCGCCGGACTACCGACCGCAGAAGATTATTCTCGCGGCCACCACAAACCAGGCAGCTGAGGCATTTGCCCTCGCTGTCGACTACAAGTACGAGGTTCGTACCATTCACTCGGTGTGCGAGCTTCGCTTGCAGACCAACTACAAAACCGGGGAGAAATCCCTGATGCCGTATGGTGACGGGGTAGAAGATGCACTCATCTTCTGCGACGAAGCCAGTTTCGTAGACAAGAAGCTGCTGGGGTTGATCCTCAAGCAAATCAAGCGCTGCAAGATCGTCTTCATGGGAGATCCGGCTCAGCTGACACCTGTGGAAGACGATCACATGCCAGTGTTCCTGATGAACGCCTGCGAGGTCGAACTGACCGATCTGGTGCGCTTCGAAGGTGGAATCATGCAGAACCTCATGGGTAACCTGCGTGCTGCCGTCATGGAAGGCAACTGGTCGAAGTTTCCGCTGGTCCCTGGGGTTATTGATCGAGTTGATCGCCAAGCCTTCATGGGAGCGGCTGAGACGCTCTTTCGTGCCCCGGACTCAGGGCAAGTGAAGATTCTGGCCTACACCAACGACCGTGTGGTGAAGTACAACAACTTCCTGTCCCGCAGCATCCTAGGTACCGCAGAACCTCAGGCAGGTCAGCATATGCTGGTCAACGAGGCGGTGAACAACAGCGCCAGCCGGTGCACCAACAACGAAGAGGTGACCATCGAATCCATCGAGCCGGCTACCTCTCACGGGGTCGCAGGGTACGAAATCGTGTTCCGCGGCAAGGGGGGTTACTACTTCATGCCCAAGGCACGAGGGAAGAAGATGGAGGCCCATCGCCGCGCCTCTATGGAGGACGATTGGGAAGCCATGAAGGAGATCCTGGATACCTGGATCGACTTGCGCCCGGCGTTCGCCCAGACAGTCAACAAGTCGCAGGGTTCCACCTACGACATTGGTTTGATCGATCTGGACGACATCTGCGGCCATGCCCGCACACTGGAACAGCTGGCCCGGCTGCTTTACGTCGCACTTAGCCGGTTCCGTAAACGCATCATCTTGACCGGAGACCTTCGGAGGAAATAATGGACGCAAGAACCAGAGCGCGCTTCAAGTCGCTCGTTCGGGAACGTTTGGTGAAATTCATCTACGATCCTGTCGATCTTTACCACAAACGCGAACTCGCGGAGATTATCGTGGAGAACGACGCTCTGGTTGGCGTTCAGTACCACGGGTTCATCTACCGCAACAAGTTCCACACACAGAGCGTATATGTCCGGCCGCCGCAAAACATTCCACGGCTTTTTGAGTCGTTGCATGGGCGGATGGACAAAATGCTCGAAGAGCAACTGTCCATTGACCGGGACGAGAAGCCACTGGTGCTGGGTTACCTGCAAAAGTGGCTCAACTCCTCCAATGATCCAGCTGTGCTGTTCCAACGCCTGCCGACAGCGCTGCGGGTGCCATTCCAGCAAGTCATTGCCGAAAACGGGTGGAGTTTCCCGGAGATGGATATGGATGACGCGGCCCACACAATGGGTATCGGGGAACGGTCACTCGACGCACTGAAACTCAGGCTTATGACCAACCTGATACAAGGGGACCGCTAGTGCGTCATCACTTGTTCTTCCAGAAAAACCAGACGGGTAAGTACCCGGTTGCTGTCCTTATGAAGCAATACACTTTCGACCAGGGGCTGATTCATCAGAATTACATCAAGCCTCTGGTTGATCGTGGCATTCCGCAAGAAGACTGCATCGCTTTCAGCCTCTCGTATGAAAATGCGAAGAAGGTCTCGGCGAAGCAGGTAAAAGAGTACTCTGGCAACCTGCTCAAGGTGCTGGAGCGTGTAGGCACCCGGTACATCTACTGCACCGACGGAACGTACTTCAAGTACCTCACCGGCCAGAAGAAAGCTGAGGTTCACCTCGGTTACTCGCTGCCTTGTGCTGTTCCTGGCTTCGAGCACATGCAGGTGGTCTTGGGCGTCAACTACCAGGTTCTGGTGTACGCCCCGGACAAAGCTGCTCACCTAAACCAAGGGTTGGATGCGCTCTGCTCAGTTTACAAAGGCAATTACATCCCGCCGGGCGATCAGATCATCCATTCCGAGCATTACCCGGAAGGTGCGGAGGCCATTCGCAATGCGCTCGACGAACTACACCGGTATCCTCATCTGGCGATGGACATCGAAGGATACGGACTACGGCTGGATACATCCGGTATCGCGACCTTCGCACTTGCCTGGACCCACCACGATTTCATCGCGTTCAAGGTGGACCTTCAGGATCATCACGGGAAAGACGCCGAGGGTAATTATCATAGCCGCCGGGACAACCAAGAAATTCGAAGTGTCCTCAAAGAATTTCTGCGGCAGTACCTGGGACGTAAACGCTTCCATAGCGCCACTTTCGACGTAAAGCACCTCATCTACAACCTGTGGATGCGCGACCCGCTCGATTATGAGTCCTGCCTGGAAGGTTTGGACATCATGTGCAACAACCTCGACTGTACTAAGGTGATTTCGTACCTGGCCACCAACTCGTGTGCCGGGAACACCCTCAACCTGAAGTATCAGTCGCAAGAGTTCACCGGTAACTACGCCCAGGAAGAGATCAAGGACATTCGCAAGATTCCTGTCCAAGATCTGCTCCGCTACAACGGCGTCGACACCATGGCGACGAACTACACCTACGACAAGCACATGCCGACGGTTATCGCCGATCAGCAGAAAGAGCTGTACGACGGTCTGATGTTGGACAGCCTCAAGCTGATTATCAACGTCGAGCTGGTCGGTCTGCCGATGTGCCCGAAGAAGGTGATGGAAACCAAGGAAAAGCTGGAGAAGCTCCAGGAAGAGTACCTGACGGTCGTTCAAGAACACCCGATGGTGCACAAGCTCAACCACCTGCTCCAGGTGGAGGCCATGGAGAAAAAGAACGCCACGTTGAAGACGAAACAGCATCCGCTGGAGCACTTCCGCGATACGGTGTTCAACCCAGGCTCTCCGCTGCAATTGCAGAAGCTTCTGTACGAACTGATGGATTTGCCCATCCTGGCCCGTACGCCTACCAAGGCGCCGGCCACAGGTGGCAAGATCATCAAGCAGCTGCTCGACCACGAGAAAGCTGTACCGTATAAAGAGCTTTTACAGGCCCTGGTCGACTACTCCGCGGTCACCAAGATCATCCAGGCATTCATGCCGGCCTTCGAGAACGGGCTGCTTAAAGCGGACGGCATGCGCTATCTGCATGGCGTGTTCAACCTCGGCGGTACCGTGTCTGGGCGGCTGTCTTCCAGCGACCCGAACATGCAGAACCTGCCGGCCGGCTCCGCCTATGGCAAGTTGATCAAGGAACTGTTCATGGGTCCGGCCGGGTGGATCTTTGCCGGCGCCGACTTCAACTCGCTGGAGGATTACATTTCCGCCCTGACCACCAAGGACCCGAACAAGCTGAAGGTCTACCTGGATGGCTACGACGGGCACTGCTTGCGCGCATATGCGTACTTCAGTGACCAGATGCCGGACATTGACCCAACCTCGGTTGCATCGATCAACAGTATCGCCAAGAAGTACCCAGATCTGCGCCAGGAGTCAAAGGCTCCAACCTTCGCGCTGACCTACCAGGGCACCTTCGCCACCTTGATGAAGAACCTTGGCTGGCCGGAGGACAAAGCCAAGCGGATCGAGGCGAACTTCCACGAACTGTACAAGGCCTCGACTGAGTACATCATGGACCGCCTCAAGCAAGCTACCATTGACGGTTACGTCACTGTGGCCTTTGGTTTGCGCTTGCGCACGCCAATGCTGGCGCGGTCGTACCTACAGCTGGATTGCACCCCGAAAGAGGTCGCGGCCGAAGGTCGTACCGCAGGTAACGCCATGGGCCAGTCCTATGGTCTGCTGAACAACCGGGCAGCTGCTGCGTTCATGAAACGTGTGCATGCCAGCCCATTCCGCTACGACATCAAACCAGTGGCGTTGATTCACGACGCCATCTACATCTTGATCCGAAACGACCCTGCAGTTGTCGAGTTCTCCAACCGTGTGCTGATCGAAGAGATGTCCTGGCAGGAATTGCCAGAGATCATGCACGACAAGGTGAAGATCGGTGCAGCGCTGGATCTGTTCTACCCCAACTGGGCCACACCGGTAACTTTGCCGGTCGGCGCCGACATTCCAACCATCAAGAAGGTCTGTGCTGAGCACATGGCCAAAATCCGGGAGAAACAAGCAGCATGAGCCAAGTAATTATTCAAGTTATCGTGGACGTACCTGACCTGCAAGAAGGTGATGCAGAGCGCATCGCTGAGGGGGTCGGTAACCTCATCAACGACAGCGGAGAGCTGTCCGGGGAGTTCTACCAGGAGTTCGGCGTGACCGAAGTCACTACTGTGTTTGAGGACGTTGTATGAGCAAACTCTTCTACGAACTTAAGGGTTTCAACCGTGACACCCACCCTATCCGCCGGCTAGGTCCCAACATGATCGCCACAGCTTGCATGATCACATGCAGCGAATGTGGGGAGAGTGTGCGCCATAACGGCGGCCCTGCCCGTGGCGCTAAATGCGTGTCTTGTACGCAAGCCGAGCTGGTAAAACTTTGTGGGGGTGCCGCTCCTGTGGGTATCCAGTGCGTTTATACCGAGCGCCTGGAAGATAAGAGCATTCAAATGTGCGAGGCCAAGCACGCAACATTCTGCTCGGTTTATCTGCGCCTCCCTGTTGGCGAGGTCGTTCCGGTTCACGATTACTACATCCAACCGGAAAACCCGGACCGGGCCACAGAAAGGGCAGCAGATCTGGTCAATGCTTTGGCCTACATCTTCGGCATCGAGCTGGAACCACAAGGAGCACTGGACAGTGATCTTCAACCGTAATTACCTGCTGCAAGCAGCGCCCATCAAGGACATGCTCACCGAAAAGGTGAGCGGTCCTGGCGGCACTAGCTACGGTCTGACCGAGGCCGGGTACGACATTCGCATCAAGCAGGATATTCGTTTCTTCTGTGACGGCGAGCGCCGTCGGGTTTCTGTGGAAACTTTTGACGAATACGGGATCGGCTTGTTGGATGAATTTAACAACGGCCGTTTTGCCTTGGCCTCGGCCATGGAAGAGTTCCTCATGCCCAACTACCTGGTGGGAGTGGTGCACGACAAATCCACCTGGGCCCGGCGAGGCCTGTCTGTGTTCAACACGGTCATCGAACCAGGTTGGAGAGGGTTCCTGACCCTGGAGCTGGTGTACCACGGCGAGGGTGAACTGATCATCCCAGCGGGCGCCGGTATTGCCCAGGTGTTGTTCAGCGAAATCAACGAGCCGGCCAACTATGGCGGCAAATATAACAATCAACCGGATCGCCCGGTGGGACCGATCAACAGTTGATCTTGGTATCAACACTGTATACCATGATTGGATGAAGACCAAAAATACGCCTAATCAGGATCTGCTGAAAGCTTGCCTGAACTACGACCCAGAAACCGGCGCCCTTCTTTGGAAGGTGCGCCCGGAATGGACTTTCCCCCCTCAGCCGGGACGTACACCGTCCCACATAGCCAACGCCTGGAATGCTGCGTGGGCTGGAAAGCCTGCGCTTAACAGTGCCGCCAAAAACGGCTACCTGCGTGGAACTATTAACGGTTCGTTTTACTACGCGCACCGCATCATCTGGAAGTTGGTTCATAACGTCGAACCCGATGATATTGATCACGATGACGGTAACCGCTCGAACAACGTGCTTAAAAATCTATTCGCCCGTACTCGGGAGGATAATTTGAAAAATCGCCGGCTTAGCAAGAACAACACCAGTGGTTATCATGGAGTCTCGTTCAGTAAGCGCCACAAGCTGTGGTCGGCAACAATTTACCACGAAAAGAAACCGGTCCATCTGGGGTGGTTCAAAGAATTCGACGAAGCTGTCGAAGCTCGCAAAGCAGCTGAAATTCAGTATGCATATCACCCTAACCACGGCCGAAATCAAAACCAGGCAGACAATCCAGTCGGCCCAATCGAGAGCACCTAAATGCGAGCATACATCACCAAATACGCCCTGAGTCAGGGCATCTTTTCTGTCGAAGGTCGGCTGCATTCCGGTGAGTATGACATGTTCATCTACCGCACTGCCAATAGCCACTTTGACCAGTACGCCCACGGGAAGGACTTCCACCTAACCCGCAAAGCTGCAATCGAACGGGCAGAGGAAATGCGCAAGCGTAAGCTGGATTCCCTGATCAAGCAGCAAGCCAAGATCAGCAACATGACCTTCGCCGACATCAAGGAACTGTAATCATGGCCCGCACCAAACACAGCCCGGGCAAATTCGGGCATGCACCGGTCAACGGCCGGTACTTCTATGTCCACCGCCAGAGCCGCTGTGTTCGGGTGTGGGACATGACAACACAGCCTGTTCCAGCCTACGGGTGGGAACAGGTTTCCCTGGCAGAGTGGGAGGCTTTCCGTAAGGAAACGCTGACCATTCCGCTGAAGAAGCGAAAGCAACTCCACGCAACACTGTATGAGGAAAAAGAATGTCCGAAGTCGACGAAATCGCTCAAGCCATCAAAGAGCAGCACCCAGGCTACTTCCCCATCCAAACCCGGGCGCACGCGGTCAGCATTGCCACAGGCCAGATGCCGGAAGAAAGTTTCAACATGATTCAGGCAGTTGCTGACGCATTGATGGAACTCTCGGCATAAATCGGTATTACTCCAGTCAATTTGCCACTATCATAGCGGTCGACCGCTTTATGGTCATTTTGACTGGAGAAGTACCATGCCTTGGAAACAAGACCCCAACATTTGGGGAGTTGTTGGCGCTATCCTCATCAGCTTGGTTTCTGGCTTCCTGTCTGTGGCTTCGGCCCTGGTAGGCGGCCATAAATTCTCGTTCTTGTGGTTGGCGGCCCAACTCACCGGTGCCTGCTTGGCAGGCTGGCTCGTTTGGGACATGTTCCCTGCTGTAGAGCCGGACTTGCCAGCATGGATCACCCAACCCATTGCCACCTCGCTTGCTGCTCACTACGGGGGCAAGTGCTTCTCCATTTTGGAGAAACTTGCAGGCAGCCGGCTGGGGATCCCACCACCTAACCCAACCCCCTAACAAAAACCCCGCCAAGTGCGGGGTTTTTATTGGAGCAATCCAAATGCCTAAATATTTCACTGTTGTGTATGAAGTGCATGACGAAGACAAGTTCCGGCAGATCGCCAGCGAAGCGGCTGCTGGCATGCTCAGCCCGCCTGATCGAATTGCCCGCCTGGGCTTCGATATCACCGGTTGCGGCTGGGGCGACAGCATGACTCGCGCAGATGCGCACGCGGCGGTGAGTGATTACTCCGACGAGGAGGCCTTGGATCTTCTGCTGCGCCAGGAAGACGAAGACATCTCGGAGGTTGCTGTTAAGCGGCGGGTGAAGGAGATCGTCGGATGATCAAGTCAGTATTTCTGATGATCTACCTGTCAACCAATGCAGGTTGGCAGATCACCGGTCCTTACACTCAAGCGCAGTGCGAGATACTGAAAGAAGCCGTCCATAAGGCAAAAGAGGAGTCCCGCTGGGGTCTGGTACTGCCCTCGGTAATCAAATGCCAGGACGCAGGTGATAAGTGAAAACGGGGCCTAATGGCCCCGGGCTTTATCGTACATGCGCTCGACTGCTAGTCCGCGGGCGCGAGATTCATCAAAAGCTGCCGCGAGTTCTTGTCGCTCTGCAGTACAGCCTGTGTACAGGTCGGTAAGCACCATTGCGGCGCGGGTAGCTGACGATACTGCACTGGAACTGCCGGCAGACTCACCGGCTCGTTGTAGACGGGTTCGTAGTGCGGCAACTTCGCCGTGCAGGCTGTCAAGCTCATTACGAGCGTCAAGTTGAAGACGCTGCATTTCAGCACGTCGAGCGTCATTCGCTTCCAGCTGGTTTGCGAGGTCATCGCGCAAGTCCTTCTCAATTTTACGGAATTCAGCCTCTTTGCGGCTGAAATCCTGTGCTTGTTCAAGATCACGCTGCTTCCAGCGGATCTCCCATGATTTCTCTTCGCTGCGGGCGCCCCAAGTGTACATAAGCCAACACACCAGGAGCAAACCCAGGGCAACTACCAGACTTGGCCAGTACTTGCCCAGGATTGCTTTTACCATGTTAAGTACCTGTGCCTGCTTGTAAAGGCATCCAATCTACCCCTATAACGTGCTCTGCTCCGGTGACCATACGCAGCCAGCCTACAGTCACTACACGACTGCCCACATTACCGCTAATTAATGGCACAGCAGCATGAACTACATCCCCGTAGATGTAAGTGCCTGTTGTGGGTGCTGTTGTTGCAGTCCGCATAGGTTTGGTAGTGATATTTTTGAATGCCGCTACACTCGGGTCCCCGTTGTAAATTGTGTTGATAAACCGCACACCTGCAGGAATATAGCGCACACCCCGGTTAGTTGCAGTACCATCAAGCCCAGTGCCGCCGTTAGGCTGCCACACAACTTCGTTTGACGGCCCCCACGACATTCGTGACGGGGAGTCAGTGATTCGTGCTGCGTGTGAGAACACGTTACCGTCGGCAGTACCAACAGACTGCGCCGCGCCTGTGTAAATACACGTAGTGCTGCTGGTGCTGCCCCAGGTATTGTCTGCGTTGTGGTCCGGGTGCCGCAACAAGGGGTCAAGGTCTATAACGTTGTTCCGCACACTAGCATTGCGGTGAAGCCCTGCTGCCATTGAAAGGTCTATACCCACGCCCGGACAGTCAATAATTTTGTTGTCGTGTATGGTGTAATCTTCATAAACACCGGAGCTGCTGCTGGAGCCCAGCTTAATGCATGTTTTATCGATGCCTAAACCAGTAAACTCATTAGAACTTACTGTCAAACCGCGTGCAGGGCCTGTAACACGTACACCGTGAATATCGAACATGGTGGCTGTAATGGCTGGATTGTAGAAGCCTGGCGGGTTGTATGCCCCCAAGCGGTCCAAAATCATACCGTCACCCAGGTCAGTCCATACGCCCCCGGCAGGCTGGCTTCGCGATATTTTGTTGTTAGCCACTTTGATACCCCAACCGCCCGGGTTAACACCTTGCCCTGCTTGGAACTCTGCGCCACCAATCCAGTTGTAGTCGAACTGAGGAGCCCCGACGCCAGGGCGCACCGTACTAGGACCTGTACGCTCACGCACGTCAATACGTATTGCCAAGTCAGAGTCGGCGGCGTTATACAACGCCAGCGTATCCATGATCTCGTTATTCTGTACGGAGATATCAAACATCGGTGTATTGCCTTCAGGCAAGTTGCTGGTGCTTCCAACACGAATTGGGTGCCGCAGCATAAACCGCATGTTGTTTCCGTGGATTTTCAGCTGTTTGGCGCCCAATACGCAAATACCCTGGGAGTATTCCATGGTATTGTCAGAAACAACATGGTTATAAGGCAGAAAAACATTACCTCGGGGGTCGGACGAGTGCAGTGCAACACAGTCATCAGCAACCTTAAAGAAGTGGTTGCCTATGACCTTTACGTTACGACTTTGCGTGAAACGTATACCGTCACGCATGCTGTTACGGATGCGGCACCCAACAACCATTGCATCATGCACCCGGCTAAATGCCGTAGACATAAAGCGGCAACCATCAATGGTCACGTTTTCCATGAAGAGGGAACGGAAGTCGTCACCAGTCAAACACTGAGACTGGTTTGTCTCCACAGGAAACTGCTCAACAGTGCCTTTGATACGGAAATCGCGGAAAGACACGCCAAGCTCCGCGCTCGGCTGAATTTGAAGCATGTCTCGCCGTGGGTTAGTTGGCCTATCATCGTGGAAAATAACACTGCGATCACCGCCACCCCGTAGCGTGGTTCCAGGGTAGAAAACCAGATAACCCGTGGTGTCTGCTTTTCGGAACGTATATCCGGGCTGGATATACACGTCAGTAATACCATACCGGTGGGCCTCCAGCAGAGTTTTGTTCATGGCGCCAGTATCATCGACCAGCCCATCGCCAATAGCGCCAAACCAAGTAAACATATAGGGGAACGCATTACGCCGTGCCCACGAACGGCCCAGCGCGTCAACCAGATAAGTTCCGTCGTTGTCCGCAAAAGCCTCTTCGGTGCGGTCAAACGTACCTGCAACAAGCTTGTTGGTTACGTGAATTACCTCAGCGTTGCCGCTGTAGGCGCGCAAAGCGGCGTAGCTCTTCACCACAGCTACTTTGGTGGCTGCGGTTTGAGCAACCTCAGCATAACCAGCAGCCTCGGTGGATGCCGTCTTCGCAGCAGCCTCAGAAGTCGCAGCAGCTGAGGCAGAGGCGGCAGCAGCTTGCTCGCTAACCGATGCAGAGCTTTGTGCTGAGGTTGCCGCAGCCGAAGCAGCTACTGCAGTGTTTTTATCCAGTTCTGTCGCATGTTGGGCTGCCGAAGCCTGGCCAGCAGCAGCAACAGCCTGCTGTGCAGCAGTTTCCGCAGAGGCCACAGAGGTGTTGCCTTTTTGGATAACTACCTTTGCCAGGTCCACAAGTTCGCTGTTTTGCGTAACAAGGGCATCGACAGATCCAGCTAATTGTTCGTAAGACATTCTTGCTCCATAGGCCCCCACAGGGGCCGTTCTCAGTTAGATACCCAATTCTGTACGTGCTGCGCTATAGGCATCTGCCCAAGTGTCCGGGTGTGGCTTGCCTGGGCGCCAGTTTTTTATGTAACAGCCCCAGGCCGCTTTTTCATCGCCTACTTTTGGTAGAGCACCACGGTCGGCAAGCAGCAGCAGTCGAGCGAAGCCTGCAGCCAGTACATCATCCTGCTCCAGCGCTTCCCATACTGCGCGGGAGGTCGGGGCAACATCTCGTACTGCGCACAAGCGTTTTGCCAAAGCCGAAGTGCGTCCATGGTACAAAACTCCCGTAACCCCACCGCCGGATTCAAATTGCCAAAAACCTGTGGCAGGTCCTTGAGGGACAAGCTTACCGTTCTTGGTAATCAGCTGCCGGCGGGTCAAATACTTAGTTTCTTGCCCCCCGATGGCAAGAACTTCAAGCTTTGCGGCCGAACTGCCGTAGTGCTCACCGAGTATCTCAATTGCCTCATTCAAGGCAACGTGGGCCAGTTTGATAGTCATATTAGGTACCTGTCAGTGTGCGGACTTCAGCCCAGTCAGTATTAAGGTTATGGGCAGAGCCTGTGGTCAATCGAACCCAACCGAAGACAATATACCGGCTTCCCGCAGTTCCTGTAATCGCTGGCGCTGTATTACGGCAGAAATGCCCATAAATATAGGTGCCTGTGGTAGGTACTGCGTTAGCTGCGCGCCGTGGGGTGCTGGCAATGTTGGTGAAGGTCGGAGAAGCAGGATCACCGTTATAGATCACATGAATGAGTTCGATTGCCGTAGAGATGGCCCGAACACCTTTGTTTAGTGGCTCATCATTCAAACCTGTACCGGAACCTCCTGGCTGCCACACAACCATGTTGGAAGAGCCCCAAGTCAAGCGGGTAGGCGAGTCGCAAATCTGCACACAGTGTTGGAACTCGTTGTCATCCGCGTAACCCGCAGTACCTGCGTTTCCTGCACGAATTGGCATACAACCCGCAGCCCCGATTGCAGGGACCTCAGTCCAAGTGTTGTCTGCAGCGTGTTTCGGATGGCGGAACAACGGGTCCATGTTGAACTGGTTACCACGGATTTTAACGTACCGAGATGCCCACGCAGTGCGCAGCAAATCAACCCCGATGCCTGGCCAATCGAAGAAGGTGTTGTTGTCCACCAAAATCGAGTCCGCAACCATAGAAGAGGCGTTGCCGTCCAGGATGATGGCCGACTTATCAACGCCCCCGCCGATGAAGTGGTTATGGTGGATGTTCAAGCCTCGGATAGGCCCGTAAATCCGAATCCCATGAGTATCGAAGAAACCAGGGGTCATGATCGGATCGAAGAAGCCTTCATCGGCACTGCCGCCTTTACGGTCAAGCACGTTACCGAAACCAAGGGTGCTGTACGCCTGGCCGTTTGCATCAATGGTGCGCATGATCTTGTTGTCGGCAATGGTCACACCGTAAGCCCCAAGGATTACAGAGTTGCCATCATCGACGTTGTTCGCGTAGTTATACGGGAAGGTTGACGAGTTTACGCCCGGCCGGGTAGGTGCCGCTAAAGGCCCCGAGCTTGTAGGGCGGAACACCATACTGATCACACAGTCAGCCACTGTGCTGCGGTAATTGTTGAACGTGTCGACGAACTGGTTTCCGAGGATGTTGATAGCGAAGATCGCGTCGTTGCCTTCAGCATCGTAGGTGTTGGAGATTACCAGTGGCATCCGGGTCGTACGTCGCATGATGTTGCCGGTAATATTGGCCATGCGCGCACCCAACACCTTCATACCCTGGCAGGTTTCGAAGGTGTTGTTAGCGATCACCAATCCTTGGCCCAATGGTGCGGTTGCTGCGTCTTGCATGTGGCAAGCTACAACGTCGTCGGCTACACGCTTAGCTTCGTTGTGCATGATGCGCACATCTTGCGAATGAGTCAGGCGCCAGCCATCGCGCATGATATCCCGCAGAATGCAGCCTTCAATCAGTCCGCTACGCACATAGTGGAAATTGGTGGCCATGAACCGCAAGTTTTCTTGCGTGACATTGACCATGCGGAAATTACGCACGTTAATGCCCACAATGCAGTTTTTCTGGCCTGTTTCTGTTGGGTACGTTTTCAAAGTGCCCGAAATGCGGAAACCAGAAAGCGTGACACCGATGGTGCCACCTACATCGATCACGTCCTGGCGAACAGTATTTTCTGGGCGGTCGTCGAAGAAGATGTTCGAAGCTTCTCCAATGCCGTGGATGGTGACGTAGTTGCCGGTCTTTACAGAAGGCGTCAAATCGGATTTACGGTAAAGCTTGTTTGGGATGTACACACCCCCACCACCGCGAGAAGCCTGCAAGGTGCAGCACGCTTGCAAGGCTTCGGTGATGTCGTAGGCCATACCGTCTTTTGCGCCTGCCCAGCGAATGTCAACAGACCCTGAATACTGCCGGGCCCAACGACGACCAGAAGCATCAACCCAAATATCAATGCCGTTGTCCGGTTCGGTGGAACTCACGACACGGATCAGCCCACCAGTATCGTGGTCAAGGATACGGCCGGCAATCGCTACGCCAGCATATGCACGCAGTTCAGCGTAATTCTCGAAAGACTTGGTTTTGCCCAGGAACTCTCCGACAGTACTGCCATCGTAGCCCACATGGTTTGCACCGGTTTGGCTGTTTTCGAGCAGCGAAAGGTCCGCCTCAGACAGCACCCACTGAGTGCCGTTGTAAGTGAAGCCCTTGTGCACCATCGTGTTGAAGTACGTGTCGCCTTCCTCCAGCGGGTTACCGTTATCCCGCATGGTAGGGTTGTTCATCGACGGGGAGATGAAGCGCCAGGTTTTTGCCTCAATCTCAAGCTTTGCAGCTTGCACCGCAGCTGCATTGGCCGCTACTTCTGCCCGATCCTCCTCAGTCATCGTAGCGGCATTAACCGCAGCATCCGCCCGGTCGGTTGCAGTCGTTGCGCTGTTTTGCGCCAATAACGCTGCTTCTTCTGCCGCGTTTTTAAACATCTCTGCAGCTGCCGCATCAGCTGCGTACATCGCCGTCTGCAGCCGGTCTGCCTCGGTTTGCTGTGCTGATGTTGCAGCATTAACAGCATATGCCTCAGCCGCGTCTCGTGCATTGAGCGTATTGATCTCGTGCTGTGCCGAGGCCGCAGTATCGGCAGCTACAGCAACGCGATCAGCGGCCGTAGCCGCAGCAGCTTGAGTAGCCGTGCCAGCAGCAGCAACAGCAGCAACGCGGGCGTCAATGATGACGCCTAGAGCTTTTTCGTCCCAGGCCTGAGACCAAGTAGGGTCGGTGACCACCAGGTCGACAATATCTACTGGAGCCGTGGACTCAGGGACCCGGAATCGGAATCGGAAACCAGAAGTGCAGCCATCTTCGTTGCCAGTGCTGCCGCCCAGTTGGAGCGTCAGGTAGTAGGAAAGCTCCAACGGGAGCAATTCCAGCGTGCACTTACCCTCAGCGTCGGTACGGCCGATGACATCATCAGGTACAGCAATGCCTTGGGGAGCATCGTCGAAGAACATGCCCGGTTTCCGCAAAGAAACCGTGAATTCCGCGTCAACCAACGGCTCACCGGTAGGCAGCGTGAATTTGAAAACAACAGCAGTCATTAGCTGCCTCCTATGCAAAAACCGCCCGGAATGGGCGATTTGTGTACTTTACCAGTTTCATGAGCAAAAACCCTATTTTGGGTATTGCTCTTTCACCTTTTTCAGTGCTTCGAAGAAGTCAGGCACCTTTGGAAGCGTCCCATCGTTCATAGCATGCCAAAGCATATCCAACTGCTCTGCAACGGGCGGGTAGTCCTCAGCACGACGCTTGGTGTGGTCAGACTTGTGTTCGATTTTCATAAACCACCTCTTGGTCCATGGCAGGCCACGCTTTGATAGTAATTTTGTAGGTGCCAGGCAAACTAAAGGACAGGGTAATTGTTTCCCCGTTGGCTTGGTAGACAACCCCCTCAATAAGCACAGACGCCCCGGAGGGGACTCCACTTAACTGATCGCCTTCAAGTACCGCCGCCCCTGCAGGACGTGGCAAGATTTTCTCGTCTTGCACAAATTGGGTGTCAGGAAATACGGGATCAGGCAAAACCAGGTAAGGAAGATCACTGTTCAGGTTGAGGGTCGCTTCCACGCTGTTGGGCGGGCCGCTGACCGCCAACATGATTTGCCCTTTTTCATCATAAGCCGCCAGGTGCACAATACTCATTATCGCATAACCCCTTGGGTAAATAAGTTCATCCGAGTAACGCCCACACCGGAGTTTTCACCCCACCACTCCACTTGTACGTTGTGGTTACCGGCCCCAAGGTATTTAGACCCTTGTAGAGACGGGAAGCCATCAGCCCAGTCCCCGCCCCCCATACCCACCACCTCTCCGTCAATTTTTAAGCGGAACATGTACTTTCGTATCCCAGACCCGAAAGATTGAGTGCACCCGAACATTGCTTGCAGATACCCAGGAAAATCCATGTTAACTGCTTGGGCCACCACCAACATCCATTGATCAACGCCTGCGCCTTCAAAGGTGTTTCCATTAGTCACCGAAGAGGGGATAGTGACCGCATTGCCCTTGATTCGTAGCGTGTCTACCTGGGCATCGCCAATCTTTGCTGTGGTGATCGCAGCATCCTTGATCTTGGCCGACGAAATAGAAGCGTTTTCAATACTTGCCTCGTTCACCAGAAGGTACTGAGCCTTCACCCGTCCGCCCTCGACGATAAACGACCCAGACTCATCACGAAGCTTGCTGAAGGTCAGGTAGTTGATTGCAGCTTCGTCGATGTAGACGACATTATTATCAATGATGAAAGGCTTACGTTTGTTGGCGTTGGTACGCCCAATCCAGAACCGGTCAACATCGAATCCCGCCTCCGCGGTCTGCCCGTTGTTGTAGATACCGAAGCCACTGACCAGCCCGTTTACGTTCATCCGGACAGTCCAAAGCGCGCCAATCTCAGTCACCTTACCATTGGTGGTGTCGATCTGCGTCTGCATGGTTTGCTGAACTTGCGCAATGTCATCCCCCAGCTGGGATTCGACCGTGGTCAACTGTTGCGCCAGGCTGCTTACATCAGAAGCCAGAACGGTGATCTGTTCTTGGAAGGCTGCGATGTTACCGTTAAAGTCGGCATACATGGTGTTGACCACACCGACGAATGCTTCGTCTGCTGTGGTTCGCGCCAAAACCTCTTCCTGCAGGATGGCACTAGCGTCACCCAGCTCTGCGGTGATTTGGTTCAGCCGAACACCCAGGGCATCGTCCGCAGCGTCGCGGTCCAGCATCTCTTGAGTGATCTTTAGGCTGTTCAGCTCGATCCGAGCGATCTCAGACCGCAAGTTCTGGGACAACACACCTTCGTCAATCTGTCCGGTCAAATCTTCAATCATCTGCGCAATGCGCGGCTTAGCCGTAGCCCAGGCAGGGCCAATAGGCTCAGACTTGGTGCCATACACCGAAGTGATGATAATCCAGTAGTAATACTGGGTTGGGTCCCGGTTTTCGATTGGGTCGTAGAAGAAGTTCCCGTTCACGGCAGCGCGGTGCACTACGGCGTTCAAGAACGACGAAGAGGTGCCACGGTACAGCGTGGTGTAGGCAACAGCCTCCGGGAACGTGTCCGGATACGTCCATTCAACGTCGATACCTCCGAAAGCCGGCTTTGCGGTGATCAACAGGTTGGCGGTGTTGGGATCTCCAGGTTTGGGCCCGGTCCACCCGCCTGTACCACAGGTGTAGTTGCCATTGGCATCTAGTGTGCAAACTTGGCTCATAAAGCCCCCTTAACGTAAGTGGGCTCGATTGTACACCCCTTTTCCCCCTAGCAAATACTGGTAGCGCAGGGCCAAGCGTTTTCGCGTAGCGAACAACGCGCCAGGCCCGGGAGCGGACAGTATTTGCGTAAACTTGACGTATGTCGATATTCCCCATAATATCGGCACCAGGATACAGGCAATCACCCACAGACTATCCGTGAACATGCAGCCTCATCCTGAAACCCCCATTAATCTGGGGGTTTTTTATTGTTTATTTTTTGATCTGTTCGGTCTCCCCCTCCGTAACCCTTCCGTGCTGCAGTCCGCGCGCCGCTGCGCGTCGTGCTCCTTTGCACCCGGGTTCCGTCGGGTGAGTCCAGTC